TTATGGGATCTTTTCAATCTCATTTTTAAGCCAGTCGATGCTTCTTTGGGTATAAACACGTTCAGTAAGGTCTTTAATATGGTGCCCAACAAGTCGTTTGATGGCATATTCGTCCATGTTATACTTTTTGGCCATTGTAACAAAAGTAATACGTCCATCATGGCCTTTATGCTCAGAGTTCAGTGACAGCAGAGGAACGACTTCGTTGGCAAGCTGCACGGAAAAAGAGGCATAGCGCATTTGCGTGACTTCACCTTTTACGGTGTTCTGATGATGGAAACCACGCTGGCGGATCGTGAAAAATAAATAAGGCGAACCTGCTTCGAGCGCTTTTTCGTAGCGGGCTTTTACCAGATTGTAAATTCGGGGATGAATCGGCACTGTTCGGTTTATCCCCGCTTTTGTTTTTAAGCCGCCTGTAAATGTGCCCACATCCATATCAACATCCTTCATTTTCAGGTCGCATAGTTCTCCGGGACGCCAGCCAGAGTAGCACTGAATTAGAATCATGTCAATGATAGGATGCTTGTCTATATTTGCCCATAGAAGATCGAGTTCTGCTTCGGTATAGGGAATATGACTATTCGGTTTGCGGACATACCCCGAATCGATCGTGAACATACGAGCATAATTTTTATCGACGAGTTCGCGGGAGACTGCATAATCAAAGAGCAGATTATAAAGATTTTTCATTGAGTCTTTATTATTGTTTTGTGCATGGCGAGTTTCTCCGGCGTAAACGATGGTTCCGTTTTCAATACAATTCTGCAGGTGCGAGATATGAACGTCGCGGACAAGCATGTTATGAATCGAGGAGGAGTAGGCCCATGCTCTTTTATAACGGGAAATCGTAGAAGAATCCACTTTTTTCTCTTTCGTGGTCAGCCACATATCAAAAAGGTCCTGCATGGTTGTTTTATTGCTAAGGTCAAATGGATGCGCGTTGTATTTCATAAGCGCTTCATATGCTTCATTATACGTTTCAAAATAAGCGACCGGACGGAGCGGGCATACGATCGGTTTGCCTTCATCAGTTCTTCCGGCTGTGACCATTGCCCGAAAGGGCTTGCGAAGATTACGCCCTCGGACTTCGGAAATCTGGCCGAATCCATTGGGAAGACGCATATGTTTTTTCTTTTTTGGTGGCAGCGATGACTTGGATTTGAGCGGGTAACCGCAATGAGGACAAGCTGTTGCCTTATCGCTCACTTGTAGACAACACTCTGGACAGAGTTTTAACATGGAAACCTCCTTCAATCATTGTATAAATTTGCCATTTTCACTCAAAAGCTCGGTCAACCCGGGCTTTTTCTGTTTGAAAAGCTATTCTAGGTTAAACGATAGATTTTTGCTTGTCAATCCTTCATGGCGAAAAAGATAAAAAACAGCACGTGGGGGACCATTTTTACAAGTATCATCCTTTTGAGCCTGGGAACGTATTTGGACGCTCCTAGAGTAACACAAAAGGAGTACGATAGAATGGATAAAGCTAGATTAGAAATGGGTTCGGTTCCTGTACGGATTGCAGCACGAGTATACGGCCGGGACCCGGCATGGGTGCGTGCAGGCATCATTGCAGGGTGGCTTCCGATTGGCGAGGCAACGAGGAACGGAAAGCGCGTTACGGATATTCAGCAGATGAACTCAAAGCTGGGCAGAATCAGCTATTACATCTCTCCCAAGCTCCTCTATGAGCAGACCGGTTATGAATGGAGGGGCGAAAAATGAGCAGAGAACGTGCGGAGCTGTCAAAAAAGAACCCATACCACATTCCGAGATACCGGTACTACGAACTGAAGTATTTTTGCAGGCAGTACGATGACTGGAAGAAGGCCCTGACTCTGATCGATGGCTGGCAGACATCACCCAATGATATTTCCGGCATCATCAAGGGGTGCCCACCCGAAAGCCCGACAGAGAGGATCGCACTATCCCGAGTGTTCTACTCCAGCTGCATCGACATCGTTGACAGGTGCATTGCGGAACTTGATACGGCATTGGCACCGTACATTAAAAAGGGCGTGACAGAGGGAGACGGCTACAACAAGCTTCAAGCGAATGGCTGCCCCTGCTGCCGCGAGACCTACTACGAGCATTACCGGTACTTCTTCTGGCTCCTGAGCAAGGAACGGCAGTGACGCGAAAAAATCAGCCGCCTTTATGAAAGGTGGTATGAACAATGTTTAGTCTGATCGTTGCAATTTTGATCGTTGTGCTGCTGGTCAAGTGTATTGGCTTGGTAGGGGCAAAGACGGAAGAGGTGAAACAGAGAACAAAGAAGAAACACTGAAAATCAAAATGGAGCTTATGGGAAACCGTAGGCTCTTAATTTTTTTACGCAGACGCGAAAAATGCATGGTGCTTTATGGAAGGAAAATAAATGGGAAGCCTACGGGTGGATGCGGAAGTTTAAAAATTCCCGCCGTTAATGCTGACGGAGGATGTAACCAGCATGAAGCTATGAGAAATCATGGCGTTTCCTTTTTCTGACGCGAAAAATACAGCCTCCTTTATGGAAAGAAATGAACAAATTTAGGAGGTATTTTACTATGCTGAAGAATGTTATTAAAGGTTTTGAGGAAATGATGAACTGTGTTCTGACCGCTATGAACGAGTCGCTGAGCGATCCGTATGCGGGCTGGAACGAAGGAGAAGAACTCCTCATGCTGAACGAGGTTCGGTGTGGTATCCGCTAATGGATATTCTGACCGGAAAACGGGCGTATGGAAACATGCGCTCTTTTCTTTGACGTTTCGGTGCAGGCGCGAAAAATACAGCCTCCTTTATGGAAGGAGATAGCTCAGTTGGCAGAGCGCTGCTTGATTGCAGAGGTCGTGGGTCCGAATCCCATTCTCTTTCTTTTTTCTATTCTAGAATAGAATGTTGGCGCGAAAAACGCATTGTCCTTTATGGAAGGATGTCTTCCGAAGAACGAAAGGAGAAATGCTATTATGGCAAAACGAGTAAAGACGAATTATGACCGCGGGTATGTGAACGCTATGGATAAGATCCGCGTGTTCATCGAAAGCAGCTCGAAAGTGATGTATGTCGATACACGCGAGTATAAGAATGCTGAGACGGCACGCTGTGCTTACCGGAACGCGATCGCGCTGGTGCGGGCAGGAGGAATCGTGCGTGTTACTTGCAACCGCAATGAGCTTTTCCTGATTCGCAATGACATCTGAGGCGAAATGGAGCTTACGAGAACTCGTAGGCTCTTTTTCTTTTTTTCCGCACGCAGGGGACAGGTTTCTCTACTATATTATTAAAAAGGAGAATTTCAAAATGGACGCAAAACTGTTTCTGATCGTTTTCATCTGCATTGCTGCACTGGGGCTGGTGCTGGGTATCGCCATTGGTTTCAACCTGAGCGAAGGCCAGAGGTGTGTCGGCGACCTTGTGATCGCACCCGGTGACGAGGATGCAGACCATTACATGTTCCTGGACCTTGCAAAAAGTCCGGAAACTCTGGCAGGGAAAGAGCGGGTGATGCTGAACATCAAAATGATCCGGACGCGAAAATAACGTGGTGTTCTATGGAGGAGACTCCAGAATGATATTTTGTAAAGGAGATATTTCAAAATGGAAAACTACGAAAACAAAGAATTGCTGAAAGACGCGGCGAAGAAATCGCTGGAAAGTCTTAAGGATCTGAAGCCGGGTACGGAAGAGTACAATACGGCTGCAAACATGGCGTTGAAGCTGTACGATATGCAGCTCAAGGATGAAGCGCAGGAAAACGAAAAACAGCTGAAAGAGGACGAGGCCGTGCGGAAAGTGCACGAACTGGAACTCGATCAGGAGAAAGCGGAGAAGGCGCGCAAACTTGACTGGGCAAAGATCGGCATGAAGGCGCTGACGTTTGCAGGCACGATTGGTATGACCGTGTACTGGTCGATCTGCGAGGCGGGCGGTGTAACGCAGCTGTCGAGAGCAATCGGCGAGGGAGTACATGAACTGAAGAGAGGCTTTACGGAAAAAGATTAAAAAGGAGGAACCGAGGAGGGTTCGTGGCGAAAGCTGCGGACTCTCTTTATTTTTATGCGATACCACGATATCGCTCAGCCGCAGGAGTGGACGAACTACTATGGGAGCGTCTACCGTTGCAACCATCCTGTGTACCGGGTATGCACCTTGTATAAAGAGCACAGCAAGGGCCTGTGCGTGATCCAGCAGCGCTACAACGAGAAAAGCAAAGCGACCTACTGGAGCGCCATAGACCCATGGCTGACCGATAAAATTTACTTGCATGATGGGTTCAAGGAATATTTTGACAGCCATGCCAAACGAAAAAATCAAAACGGAGAATATCCTACCGTGACCGTGCGACAGATCATGTGGGCGCTGCGGATGAAGCCATTGAAAAAAGAACGCTGGGAGACTGTGTTTGACAGAAGCACGATTTAGGACGCGAATATTTCTGTGTGCTTTATGAGACGAGTTACGTCTTAACATTTATATTTTTTGGAGGTATGAAAGATGAAAATTGACGCAAGATTAGTTAAACAGAGCGTAGGCATGATCGTTGGTGGCGTCATTTTTGCATGGAGTGCGATGGACAAGGGCCGGATTGACGGCATTAAGGAAGGAAAGCGGCTTCAGGCAGGATGGACAACACGTGCAATCGAAGACGTGTACGAAAAGGGAAAGGCGGATGATATTATCAATCGAGTTAATGCCAAATTCCATGAATATAGAAACGAAAAGTAACTCAAAGGCGGGAGCCGTGGAGAAATCTGCGGCTCTTATTTTTTTGCAGACGCGAGAAAAACTTGCTCTATTATGAAGGAGGTGAGAGTTATGGAATACCTTCTGGCAAAGAGCGACAGACAGCTCGGTATTTGCCTGAGAATGCTGTATGACGAAGGATACAAAGGTTTGGTTGTTGAAAGTGTGATAAACGCTAAGAACCGAATGGAGTTCCACGTCAAGGTTATGGCTGACGAAGACAAGATGGCGAAGTTGAATGACCGCTACCAGACGTTGATTTCCTAAATCTTACTCTGGAGGGCAAAAGATCTGAAACATGGTCTTTTGCTTTTGTCTGGGCCATGCTATAATGAAACAAAGGGAGGCGAAGAGCATGAGAGTGACATCGCACATGATCGTTCCCGTGAAGAAAAACGGCAAGTGGACGACCTATATCAAAGAGTTCGAGGAAGATATTCCAGATTTGGGACGACACTGCCTGATGTGCAATTCCTGCGGCGAACCGAGCTATCCCGAATGCATGAAAAAATGCCCGGTGGAGCGTGATCGTGTCGAGCGCGAACAGAAGAAAGCACAGGAGAAAATTGCCAAACATAAGGTCGAGATTGATATTTTGGCCGGGCTGGTTCGTGATGGTTTGCTGAAAGTGGAAGACGCTGCGCCGCGTGTGGAAATGACCGTGGAAGAATTTGAAGCGGCGATGCCAAAATGATATTTGAACCAGAGAGCTTACGAGAAATCGTAGGCTCTTTTTATTTTGTCCAAACGCGAAAAAATCTCCTTGCTTTATGGAGCGAAAACCATGAACAAAGGAGAATACTATGCGAGAAAACAAATTTTGGAACTATTCGATTACGATTGGCAACATGATTGTGACATTGGCATTCGGACTTGGAGTGGGTCTGGTAGTGCTGTTGTTTACATTGATTGTGCGATCGATTCTTAGCAAGAAATGACAAAACAAGGTACGAACTGAACTTGTCTTTGTTCCGGAATTGAGCTGTGGAGAGATCTGCGGCTCTTTCTTTTTTCTCCGCAAAGACGCGAAAAATTCACCTTGCTTTATGGAGGTAAGAGGGCTTTATCGAAAGGAGAAATTACTATGATGAAAGCTATCAAAAACTTTATGAAAAAACCTATTACTTGGGGCGACAGCTTTAAGTGGAGCGGTATTGCTCTGGGACTGTATGCAGCAGTCATCGGGGCAATCGCTGCTTACGAGAAGTGGATCGCTTATAAGGACAAGGCAGAGAGGCTTGATAAATACAATTCATTCAGAGATATGAATAATCAAATCTGAAAGATCACGCCCTCTTATCTTTTTTGAAAATGATATTTCGGAGGTCGAACGCTATGGAGGACATTATGCTGATCCGGTCAAGTTTTATGCGCCGTATCATTTCACAGATCATCAACAAGGCTTTGAAGAAGCAGACACCCGGTGTAGAAGTGGAGCTGAAAGAAGCTCAGGTAAACTGGGTGGACAAGGAGCAGAAGCTGCGGGTACATCTGGAGCTGGATGCGGAGGTAACGAAGGCTCAGCTGAATGATATTCTGAAAAAAGCTGGAGTGCTGTGACGCGAAATTTTCAGTGTGTTTTATGAGATGATTAGTCTCAGATTTATATTTGTGGAGGTATGAATTATGAAGAAGCTGGTGAAGGTTGCTTTGGGCGCAGTGGCGTTTCTTGGCATTACCGAGTTGTACTGCGTTGAAACCGTTGCCATCATGTGGAGAAAACTTATGATGCGCAATGATGATTCAGCGGCAGACGCACTCGACAATGCGATGAAAGCAGGCCGAGCGAACTGGGAACTGAAGCTGTATGAATTCCTGAAAACAGATCAGGCCGAAAGGTATCTGAAGCACTAATCGAAAACGGAGCTTACGAGAAATCGTAGGCTCTTTTATTTTTCAAAATGGAGGTTTGACAATGAAACTGACGAAAACATGCGCAAAGTTTCTGCGTAAACATGGCGGAACGATCCTTGCCATCGGAGCCTCAATTGGTGTGGGTCTGACCATGTGGGAGACGGGAAAGGCGACTGTGAAGGCTACCACGCTCGTTACTATGAACAAGGACGAGCCTATGACGAAAAAAGAAATCGTCAAAGACTGCTGGAAGTTTTATATTCCAGCGGCTGTGGTTGGTGCTGGAACTGTGGCGTGCATTCTGGGGTCCAATGCGCTGAACAAGAAACAGCTGGCCAGTATGACCGCTGCCTACATGGCACTGGGAAAAACCTATCAGGAGTACCGCAGGGAGGTGGCGGAGCGCATCGGTGCTGAAGAGGAAAAAAAGCTTCGCATGGAAGTTGCTGAAAAGACAAAAGGTGAGGATATTCAGCGGGATAAAGATGGTGATGTCATCCGGCTGTTCTACGAGCCTGCGTCGAAAAGATATTTTCATGCCACCATGTCCCGTGTCATTGAGGCATCGTACTATTTCAACCGGGAACTGGCCACGAACGGTTGCATTTCTGTGAACGAATGGTGCAACTATCTCTGCGCTGATGAACTTACTGTTACACCAGAAGGCGACGAAATGGGATGGTGTCTGGACCAACTCATATATGACGGGGATGCCTACTGGATGGACTTTGAATACGATAAACAAATCACGGATGATGGACTGGAGTGCTATTACCTGGCGCCTGCACTTGATCCGGTTAAAAATTACCTGAATTATGAGGAGGACACTTATCATGCATAAGATCGACTGGTGGAAAGTTGCATCTGTGGCACTGATGGCTGCAAGCGCAGTGCTGAGCTTTGGACATGACCTGATCGAGGATAAAAAGACCGAGGAAGACCTGCAGGACATGGTACAGGAAGAAGTACGGCGGCAGTTAGCAGAAAAGAACCAGTAAACGCGAAAAATACAGGCTCCTTTATGGAAGAGAAATCCAATTTGAACAAAGTAAAGGAGAATGATATTTATGTACGATTACAATTTTTACGAACAAATGGACAGCCTGATGGTAAATCTGCTGGTAGATCTGGCCATCAACATGGTACGTGTGCTGTATGCTACAGTACGATACGTGTTGATGCAGCCGATCAGACTGGTGGAATACATCTGGTACTGTATCCAGATCGAGCGTGAATGTGACCGTGAGGAAACGATTCGCTTCGAGAATTTGAAACGAACTGGACACATCTGACGAAAGCGAGGGCTTACGAGAAATCGTAGGCTCTTTCTTTTTATATTTTACGGAGGTATGAAAAATGAACCTGAAATCATTTGCAAAAGCGAGCAGGCAGATGCTGAATCGCAATGCATCCAAGATCCTGGCGGGCTTTGCCATCGGTGCAGGCGTCATGGCTGTAGGCTTCGCCATCGAGGCAACTCCGAAGGCGATGATTCTGTTGGAGGAAAAGAAGGCAGAGCTCGGTGTCGAAAAGCTGGATGCGAAGACCATTGTCAAAACGGCTGGCCCGGTATACATTCCGACGGTCGTGAGCATGGGCCTTTCAACCGCGTGCACGATCGGTGCGCTGAAGGTGAAGAGCCAGCAGAACGCCGCGCTGGCTGCAGCGTGCACGCTCTCGGAAACGGCTCTGCGAACCTACCAGAATAAAGTCGTTGAGACCATTGGCGCAGAGAAGGAACAGGAGATCCGTGAGGCTGTTGCTCTGGATAAGATGGCAAAGAGTCCGGAGCCGGCAGTAATCCCGAATGCAAAAGGGGTCAAAACGGATGATATTTCCTATGACCAGCGAGTGAAATGCTGGGAAAGCCTGAGCGGGAACTACTTTTGGACCACACGAAATGCCATTGAACGGGCTATCAACGGGGTCAACAAGCAACTGCTCAGCGATTTCCGTGTGACCGAAAACGACCTGTTCGACTATCTGGGCATGGAACATAACCGAAACGGCGATCTGCTTGGGTGGGATACCGACACGACCATGGAAGTGGAAACGTTCTATGCTTCCAAACTTGATGAAGACGGAATGCCGTGTCTTGTACTGGACTACCGTACACCGCCCAAGTGGCTGGGCTATTGATTTTTTTTTCAATGCCCAGAACAGACGCGAAAAATTCACCTTGCTTTATGGAGGTAAAACTCCAACATTACAAAACTTTATATTTAAGAAAGAGGTAACAAAAATGGACGAAATGAATAATGTGACTATGGAGAACGAGACTTCTATGGAGGCCGCTCCTGTTGAGAGTGTTGTTCCTGCTGAGGCAGAGAATCCTGCTTACAACAACGACTGCGAGAGCAGCGCTGGCATTAGCTTTGGCACTATTGTCAAGGTTGGTGCTGGTGCGGTGCTTGTCGGAGCCGCTGCTGTCAAGTTTGGTATTCCGCTGGTGAAGAAGGGCTTCAATCACATCAAGGAGTCGATTGCCAACAAGAAGATGAAGAAAAACGAAGTCATCGACGTTGAGTCGAAAGAAGTTCCTTCTGACGAGGAAACTACGGAAGAAGAGTAATGTTTGGTAAGGCGAGAGCTGTGGAGAAATCTGCAGCTCTTACTTTTTTTGTTTTTTGAAAGGGGAAAGACATGGCACAAGTAGACATGCCGAAGTCCAGCATTGGCCAGACGCCGACTGAGCCGAAAAAGAAACTTGAGAAGGTCGTCAAGGGTAAGGTGGCGGTGAAAGAGCAGAGCGATATGCAGAAGATCGCATCACAGTTTCTGGCCGAAGACCTGAAAACGGTGAAAGATCGTATCCTGACCGATTACCTGCTGCCGATGCTCAAGAACGGTGCATGGAGCATTCTGAACTCTGCGTTCAGCATTGCACTTTGGGGTGAAGACCGCAGCCGCGGCGGCTCGAACAATTACTACGGAAACAACCGTGGGCAGCGCAACAGCTATGATGGCTATTATCAGGGCAGCCAGAACAATCGCCCGAACCCGCCGCCTGTACGCAGAAGTCTGCAAAATCTGGATTTCGAGAGTCGGGGTGATGCTGAGGACACTCTGGCGGGTCTCAGGGACGCACTGTACCGCTACCGGCAGGTTTCGGTGGGCGACCTGTGGGATCTGATGGGCGTGACCAACGATTCGACCGACTACAATTATGGTTGGTACAACCTCGATGATGCATTTATCAAGGGCATCCCCGGCGGATTCCGACTGATTCTGCCGCACACTGTACCGCTGCGCTGATAGAAAGGACTGATATTTTATGAAGTTCGAGCGAAATGTCGAAAGCATTGCTTTTGCATATGAAACGGATGCAATCGATACACTGGTTCATCTCAAAGATATTATCAAGGCCTATGGCCGTGTGACTGTCAAGGACTTGATGGACCTGGTAGGCGTAGCACCGAATCCCGATGACGATAGATTGGGCTGGCTAAATGTCGATGACACAACGATCAACCTCATTGAGCAGGACAAAGAGCATCCGTATTGCTTGATGCTTCCGCACCCGGTTTCTTTTAACGACTAAAATTCAAGAAAGGACTGATATTTTATGAAGTTTCTGAAAAACGTGAAAACCGACGAGTTCATGGCAACTGTGACCCGGACTGCCTCGAAGTATGGCTATAAGCTGAAGAAAGCAAGCCCTACCATCATGATCTTTGGTGCTGCTATTGTGGGCGTAGCAGCGACCGTCTCTGCCTGCAAGGCGACTGTGAAGGCTCAGGATATTCTGGAGGATCATAACGAGATGGTGAAAGCCATCCATGAGACCAAGGAAAAGGTCGATAGCGGTGAAATGATCCTGAAGGAAGGCGCTGCCTACACCGAGAACGATTACAAGAAGGACCTGACCACGGCCTATGTGCAGACCGGTCTGAAGCTGACGAAAATCTATGCACCTGCAGTAACCATGGGCACGGTTGCACTCGGCTGTATGTTCGGCTCGCACCACATCATGACCAAGCGTAACGCCAGCCTGACTGCCGCCTACATCGCTCTGGATAAGGCCTTCAACGAGTACAAAGGCCGTGTGACCGACCGCTTTGGCGACTGTGTACAGCAGGAGCTTGAGCACAACATCAAGGCAGTTGAGGTCGAGACCACCCGGAAGAATGCCGATGGCGTGGAAGAAACCGTTAAACAGTACACGGATGTGGCAATGGCACACACCAGCCCCTATACGCTGATCTACGATGAGACTGTGAGTTCCTGGGATAAGGATGCACAGCTGAACATGTCCCATCTGATCCAGGCGCAGGCTGCTGCAAACCGGAAACTCCACCGCCAAGGCCATCTGTTCCTTAACGATGTCATTGATATTTTGGACCCCTATGGCAACGGTATGCATCACACCCCCGAAGGCCAGGTCGTCGGCTGGATCTTGAGCCAGGGCGATCCTACGAAGGAAAATCGTGTGGACTTTGGTGTAACCAACTATGTTGAGAACAACGATGCGCTGAACAATTTCATCGACGGGTTCGAGCGCTCTGTCCTGCTGCGGTTTAACTGTGACGGCGTGATCATCGACAAAATCTGAGACTGATATTTTGGAGGAACTTGCTATGACCAGATACGTTAAGACACTTTCTTATCTGTTTGCTGCCATGGCCGGAGTGTGCTTCGTCTCTGGTCTGGCAGTTCTTTCGGAGTGAGGTGTACGATGGACAGTTTGGAAAATGCATTCCTGTTTCTGGACTATCTGACCGATACCAAGCGCAAGCGCCACATGGTGGGAGGCATTCTGATGAGTGTCTCCCTTTTCTTTGGCGGTCTGGCGTTTACCATGATGACGATTAAAGGAGAAGACAATGAATCGGACAATTCGTGATGTTTTGCTGTTTGGCGCAGGTTTTGCCGCAGGTGCGTACGTTATGCACACGGTCTTCCGTACGAAGTACCAGGAGTACGCCGATGCACAAATTGAGGATGTGCGCGACCACTACCGCAAGAAGGAAGCTGATCTGGATACCATGATCGAAGAAAAGGCCCAGCAGAAGAGCATGGAGCAGCTTACGGGAAAGTACCGCACCGAGTCCGACCCGGAAGATGTTGCAACCCACGATCCCATTGAGATCATTCAGCCGGACGAGTTTGGTGACATCGACGACTATGAGACCCGCGGGCTGACCTATTATGCCGATGGCAAGCTGGTATTCGACGAGGAGACGATGCATGTGAACGACGATGATATTCCGAACATCATCGGAACAGAGGCGCTGAACCACTTTGGTGAGTTCATGCCCAGCACGATTCATGTGCGAAACAACAACTATCATAAGGACTATGAGATCATTCAGGTTCGTCAGAACTGGGGCGACCTCTATCCGGAAGAGGAGGAAGAATGATATTTTCGGATCTTGGAGAACAGTATTATGACTGGCTCCACAAAATCGTGTGCGGCGAATGGGAGCCGAGAAACCTCTCGTTCCATCGGCTGCTCATGTACTTACATAATCGCACTTATATTCCGGCCTGCGAAATGGACCAGTGCAGAGCGGAAGATGGTGTGAATCTGCGTTACCGTTTTGCCAGCGAATGCGATATTCCGTATGACAAGATCGATGCGGAGTTCCACGGTGTTCCGTGCAGTATGCTGGAAATGATGGTGGCCCTTGCGGTGCGCATCGAAGAACATATTATGGAGGATTCCAGTGCGGGAAACCGTGTCGGGCAGTGGTTCTGGAATATGGTTGTCAGTCTCGGGCTTGCTGCCATGGACGACGGCCGGTTTCACGAAGACCGGGCAGATTATATTCTGGACAGGTTTGAGCGCAGAGACTATGAATACAATGGTGCCGGCGGTCTCTTTACAGTGAACCATCCGACCGAAGATATGCGTCGGCTTGATATTTGGTATCAGCTGATGCACTACCTGCAGGAAAACGAATTTTGAAAGGAAAATCAACATGGATATGACGAATATTATGTATGAATTGGTCAACACCAAAACTTCGCTGACCATTGCAGACCGTACCATCGAAACTTTGCAGAAGCAGAACCGGCGTCTGAACCGTCGGTGCCTGCGCCAGAGTCTGATGATCGCAGGTCTGACATGGCTCACCGTTACGGCCTGCAGGATGCTGAGCGAGAACGATAAGAAGCGCAAAGAGGCTGAGGAAGATGCCCGGCAGCTCCACGCGGAACTTGCTCACACGCAGCAGGTGTTGGACGATGTGAACCGCAAGAACGCCGAACGGTTCTGGACGGAGAGCAGCACAAGTGCGACGGAGCCCGAAAAAGATATCTGCTGCGATAGGAAGGCAACCATTAACAAAAAGCCGGAATAAAATGCATGGAAAGGAGGAAGTCAGTTGCCGATGATTGATTTCCTGAGGATCGCCACGCGAACCGGAAAACACGGGGTGATCGAAGTGTACCCAAACTTTATCATCACCAAGTCGAAAGACCTGATGATCCGGGGTTCTGATTTCTATGCGATCTGGCTGGAAGAACGCGGCTTGTGGAGTACCGAAGAGCAGGATGCGTTGCAGCTCATTGACCGGGAACTTGATATTTATGCAAACGAGCATAAGCAGTTTCTGGGCGATAATGTTCGAGTCTTACATATGTGGGATGCACAGTCTGGCATGATTGATATTTGGCACAAATATTGTCAGCGCCAGATGCGGGACAACTATCATACCCTCGATGAGACATTGATATTTGCAAACACCTCTGTCAAAAAAGACAGTTATGCATCCAAACGACTGCCGTACCCGCTGGAACAGGGGAGCATTGCCGCCTATGACGAGCTGATGACCACGCTGTATACGCCGGAGGAACGTGAAAAGATCGAATGGGCCATTGGTTCCATTGTAAACGGGGATTCCAAAAAGATCCAGAAGTTCCTTGTTCTGTATGGTCCACCCGGAAGCGGCAAATCGACCATTCTGAACATCATCCAGAAAATGTTTGATGGATACTGGGCAGTGTTTGACTCGAAGGCACTTGGTTCATCATCCAATGCGTTTGCACTGGAAGCGTTCAAATCGAACCCGCTGATCGCAATTCAGCATGACGGCGATTTATCGCGTATCGAGGACAATACCCGATTAAACTCGCTGGTTTCCCACGAGACCATGATGGTGAACGAGAAGTTCCGCAGTGCCTACGCAAGCCAGTTCAAGTGCTTCATGTTTCTCGGTACAAACAAGCCAGTAAAGATCACGGATGCAAAATCGGGTCTGATTCGGCGACTGATCGATGTGGAGCCGAGCGGCGAAAAAATACCGGCAAAGAAATACCGCGACCTCGTAGGAAAGGTTGACTTTGAATTGGGTGCTATTGCATGGTATTGCAAAGACGTTTACGAGAAAAACAAGCATCGTTACGACGATTATGTTCCGACACGAATGCTTGGTGCATCCAACGACTTCTACAACTTCATGCTGGACTCCTACTACATCTTCAAAAAAGAAGATGGCGTATCGCTGAAACGTGCCTGGGCAATGTACGACACCTACAATCAGGAGGCAAAAGTTTCGTATCCTTACTCCAGGCGAGCGTTCCGTGAAGAATTGATGAACTATTTCTCGGATTACAAAGAACGTGCCGAGGATATGAACGGCGAGCGGGTGCGCAGCTACTACAGCGGCTTCAAGTACGAAAAATTCAAAGAATTTCTGGAAGACCCTCCCCCCGGGGTTGATGCGGGAAATGACCCCCCTGCCTCCTCCTGGATCGAATTGAAGGAGCAGCATTCTCTCTTTAATGATATTTGCAAGGACTGCCTGGCGCAATATGCGAACGAAAATGGCACTCCCATGCAGAAGTGGGAGAATGTCAAAACCAAATTGACCGGGATCGATACAAAAAAGCTGCATTATGTAAAGGTCCCGGAGAACCACATCATCATTGACTTTGATATTCCCGGTCCGGATGGAAGTAAGAGCTTTGAGCGCAACCTTGAAGCTGCTTCCAAATGGCCAAAGACCTATGCGGAGCTTAGTAAATCTGGTGCGGGCATCCACCTGCATTATATTTACACCGGTGATCCGGCTAAGCTAAGCAGGGTCTACGATGAAAACATCGAAATCAAGGTGTTCACGGGAAAATCTTCTCTGCGAAGAAAATTGTCGAAGTGCAATGATATTTCCATCGCAAACATCAGCAGTGGCTTGCCGTTGAAGGGAGAAAAAGCAATGGTCGATGTAAAGCAGATCCAGAATGAGAAGCATCTGCGCATTCTCATCAAGAAAGCACTGGCAAAGGAGATCAGCCCGTATACGAAGCCAAGTGTGGACTTTATTGCCCACGTTATGGACGAGGCATATGAAGGCAACGTCCCTTATAATGTGGATGACATGCGGAATGCCATCTTGGGGTTCGCTGCCAGCAGCACCAATCAGGCGGAGACCTGTCTGAAGATTGTGGCGAAGATGCACTTCAAATCGAAGGACGATATTCAGCGGGAGGCTCCTGCGGGGGAGGAAACGCCATTGATATTTTTCGACGTGGAGGTGTTCCCGAATCTGCTGCTCGTGAACTGGAAGTTTGCCAAGCAGGGGCCTGTACACCGCATGGTGAATCCTGCACCGGACGAGATCGAGAGCCTGACAAAGTATCGGTTGGTCGGCTTCAACAACCGCAAGTACGACAACCATATCCTTTGGGCCCGCATGATCGGGATGTCGGTGGAGCAGATCTATGCATTGTCCAACCGGATCATCAACGAGCACACGGGCTTCTTTGGTGAGGCGTACAACCTGTCCTACACTGATATTTACGACTTCTCATCGAAAAAACAGAGCCTAAAGAAGTTTGAAATCGAATTGGGCATCAAGCATCAGGAGCTGGGGCTTCCGTGGGATCAGCCGGTGCCGAAGAGCCTGTGGGACAAGGTGGCCGAGTATTGCGACAACGACGTGATCGCGACCGAGACCCTATTCTACTCGAAAAAGCGTCAGGCAGACTTTGTGGCACGTGAGATCCTGGCAGACCTTGCCGGTATGACGGTGAACGACACGACAAACTCGCTGACAACACGCATTATTTTCGGCAAGGAAAAACACCCCCGGCTGGTCTACACCGACCTTGCCACGGGGAAATCCGATGCGATCGTGGAAGTCGAGCCTGATATTTTGACGGACTGCAACATCATCAATGCCTTTCCCGGTTACGAGTGGGCCAAAGGTGAAGACGGCAAGTACCACAACATGTTCCGGGGCACAGACCTGGGCATGGGCGGTTATGTCTACGCTGAGCCAGGAATGTACACGAATGTAGCTTTGCTGGACGTTGCGTCGCTGCATCCGCATTCGGCTGTTGCCATGAACTACTTTGGCGAGTACACCAAGCATTTCAACGACCTGATGGATGTGCGAATCTACGTCAAGCACGGCGAGTACGAGAAGGCAAAGGGTCTCTTTGGCGGTAAACTGGCAAAATACCTCGATGACCCGCAGCAGGCAAAGGCTCTGGCGCAGGCGTTGAAAATCGCCATCAATTCGGTTTACGGGTTGACCAGTGCAAGCTTCGATAACCCGTTCCGCAACCCCAAGAACGTCAACAACATTGTGGCGCTTCGAGGGGCTTTATTTATGCGCACTTTGCAGGATGAAGTGCAGCAGCGCGGCTTTAAGGTGGCGCATATAAAAACGGATTCGATCAAGATTCCAGATGCGACCCCGGAGATCATTGCGTACTGCATGGATTTTGCAAAGAAATACGGCTACACGTTCGAGCATGAGGCGACCTATGAGCGGATGTGTCTGGTGAACAATGCCGTTTATATTGCAAAGTATATGGCTGCCGACCAGTGCGAGGCGCTTTACGGTTATATCCCGGGCGACTGCAAGGACGAAGGCGGCGAATGGACGGCTACGGGCACACAGTTCCAAGTGCCGTATGTGTTCAAGACCCTCTTCTCCAAGGAGAAGATCGAGTTCACTGACCTCTGCGAGACAAAGACCGTTTCCAAGGGCGCTATCTATCTCGACAAGAACGAGGATCTGCCTGAAGGCGAACACAATTATATTTTTGTGGGACGCGTGGGACAGTTCTGCCCGATCATGCCGGGAAAGGGCGGCGCTCTGCTGCTGCGGGAAGCGGGCCTGACGGATACCGGCGAACGGAAATATGCTTCTGTGACCGGAGCAAAGGATTACCGCTGGCTGGAAAGCGAGGCGGTCTATCAGCTTCAGATGCAGGAGGATATCGACAAAAGATATTTCAACCGGGAAGTCGATGAGGCAGTTGAGGAAATCTCCAAGTACGGCGACTTCAACTGGTTCGTTGGTGACGACGGTGTTGCTCCCTGGACAGCACCGGATCTTCCATGGAGCGATGCGCAAGAAGAAGCAGCAAGAAATTTTGACGTGAGGTGATATTTTATGGAGAACAAGCTGTGTGATTCCCAAGGACAACTGATTGGCTATATCGAAACCGTCGAGAAGAATATGCACGACGGCCTGACGAGAGTGATTCTTCATACTGGTCATAAACTCATATTTCTCTCGGGTGATCTGATCGCTGATTGGGGTGGTAATTTGAGTATTCGTTATGGAGGGCTCAATGCGGGTAAGAAGAGCACTTCTGCTGCGAACACCGCTGCTATCAAGGACGTTATCTTTGCTCCTCCGGCCACGATCGTTTACTGGTCGGATGGCTCCAAGACCGTTGTGAAGTGCAGCGAGAAGGATGTTTTTGACCCGGAGAAGGGGCTGGCCATGGCAATTGCAAAGCGTTGCGGCGGCAACAAGGGCAGCTATTACAAGGAGATCAAGAATTGGGTCGAGAAGAGCGGGAAGAAGTATCCCGGGAAGACTGCTACGCAGAAGAAAGCTGCCCCTAAGTCTAATCCCGATCGAGAATATATGAAGAAGTGGATTTCCAAGGCCAATGAGGACTGGGAATGAACTCCTTAAAGCCAGCGCAAATAATGACCATACGGAGCTCCTTCTCAATATGAATTCCCTCACTGCAGACCTGAAAATTCTGGAAATTGAAATCAACAAGTAAAAAGGAGACTGATATTTATGTACACCAAGCGCCAGAAAGTCAATATCGACGATACCCGTTTTATCTTTACCACCAACTTCTCCGGCGACCCGGAGCGTGACCGCTTTGGCTCTGACCAGCGCCGTGTCAACGTGGTAATTCCTACCGAGGAGCTCGCGCAGCATCTGCTGGATCTGGGTGTAAAGGTCAAGCAGACCAAGCCGAACCCTGAGCGCACTTACGACGAGCCGTTTGTGCCCACGCTCTACGTGCCGGTCAACATCAAGATGGACTCCAAGTGGCCGCCGCACATCTATTGGGTCACAACTGCTGGCAAGCGCCTGCTCTGCAACGAGGACACCATCAGTCAGCTGGACTTCATCCGCGTCAAGAACGTCTGCCTGCAGGCAAATCTCGTTGAGAAGAGGAACTTCCCTGGCGAGTACAGTCTGTACGCCGATGTGATGTACGTTGAGCAGGATGCTGATGCTGACCCGTATGCGGAGCGCTACGCTCAGTACGCAGAGCCTGCTCCTGAAGTGCCGTTCTAAGGAGGACACTATGGAAAAACTGTTTATCAGCTGTCCGATGCGTGCTCGCACTGCAGAACAGATCCATGCGACTATGGACCAGATGCATAAAATCGCCGAGGCTATTTTCGGCGAAGAACTGGAGGTCATCCCGACGTACTTTGAGGGCACCCCTCCTGAAAATGCCAATGACCGTCTGTGGTATCTGGGTAAATCCATTGAGAAAATGTCCGAGGCGGATTGCTTCATCGGCATTTTCGATGACCAGAAAGCTTATGATGGCTGCATCATCGAGAACCATGTCGCCAAACTCTACGGTGTACCGCAGTATCTGGTGAATATTGCGTACGTAGCACCGGACATCATGGAGCAGCGTTTGCAGAATATGGTCTGATGGTATTTATCGAGTGCCGGGGTCGGTCCTCGGTTTAATGTGCCAGTCGGTGAGTGCCCACGTCGCAAATGGCGTTCTCAGAGGAAACAGCTCGATTGATATTTTGATTTTGGGAGGTTGAACGTATGAAAGTCTTGAGAATCCAACCCAAGAAGTATCCTGAAGTTATTGAAATCGACGGCTCGCTCGAATCTCTTCAGAAAGAAGTGGCCGGTCCGATTCAGGCGGTCTACCCGTGGGATGATCCGGTTGCACTTATCTGCAACGAGGAAGGAAAACTGGCCGAAGATTCCTTCAGTAACTGTAACAGAGTGCTCCATAATGAGATTGGGATTCCCTATGATATTGTTGTTGGAACTTTCCTGATCGTTGGTCTGACCGAGGATGATTTCGGCGACCTGTCACAGGAACTCATTCAGAGGTACGAAAAGCTTTTCCATAACCCGGAAGAGTTTGATTACTTTACGGATGCTCAGGGAAGAACACATCTGGACGTTCGCCCCTGTGAACCTGAAGATAACGCGAAATAATCCACTTCCTTAGCAGATGCATAAGAGCTTCGGAGAAATCTGAGGCTCTTTTTATTTTGGGTCAGTAGCTTAGTCTGGCTGAAAGCTGGCAGCTCATAACTGCATGATCGCGGGTTCAAATCCTGCCTGACCCACCAGAGGTGCAAGCCTTATATTTGAATAAGCAAAGGAGAGAACAGCATGAGCGCAAGAAACTATGTTCCGGCAATGGTGAAATGGATGGTCGAGGAAGGTACCAAGAACACCTCCAGCGGCAACTGGATATTCACGAGCGCGGAAATTGCAGAAGCATTTCCTGTAGCCGAAAGCAGCGTGATTGAGATGTTTGGAGTAATCCTGACCGAAGTTTATCAGCATGAAGCTGTGGCGGAAGCAAATGTAAATTTCGAGAGCGACGGTTCGGCAACTTTCGATTTGACCTTCTACACAGATTATTGCCCGAATATCAGTGATGAAACAAAGGCTGGGTGATTTTCATGGGTGATAGCAAAGTTACAAAGCGCTGTGCAAAGTGTGGCGCTGTGATGCACAACGTGTCTGTGGCAAGGAAATACTGCGATTTTTGCAGATTTGGCTATGCAACCAATGACCCGGTACTGCCTTTGGTACATCCGAAGTACACTGGGCCGACTCTGCAGGAAATCATGAGAGAGGCTACCAAGGAGGGGCTTCAGTATGCAGAATATTGTAAAAAACACGGACTGCACTAATCACATAAAGGAACTCTGGAAAGTTTTTACAAAAGAAGGCAAAGAACTTTTTTCCTACACGATTCGCGGCGAAGGTGAAGACGAGGAAGAATGCACCAAACAGCTTTTAGCTTATGAGAATCATTGCAATCCTAACCAGATTCATGTTCACACGGAAATGAGGTGATTGGATGGCGGGTATAACGCTCTATGACTACCAAAAAGATGCGCTGGAACGAATGAAAATCGGATGCATCTTATGTGGTGGTGTAGGAAGCGGAAAATCAAGAACAAGTTTGGCATTTTACTATACGCTCTATGGTGGCACAGTCAACACCAAAAACTATGTTAAGATGCATGATCCACCCGACTTGTGTATTATCACCACTGCGAGGAAGCGCGATACAGGCGAGTGGGAGGAAGAACTGGCCCATTTCTATATGTCCACCGACAGCAACCTTGATATTTACGATCACAAGGTGGTTGTGGATTCATGGAACAACATCGGAAAGTACGTCGGCGTGAAGAACGCATTTTTCATTTTCGATGAGCAGAGAGTTGTTGGCAGCGGGCAATGGGTCAAATCCTTCCTGAAAATCGCGAAGGAGAATGACTGGATTCTTCTGAGCGCTACTCCGGGAGATTGCTGGACAGATTACATTCCGGTGTTTATTGCAAACGGGTTCTATAAAAACCGGACGCAGTTCAACAATGAACACGTAATCTATAGTCGTTTTTCCAAGTATCCGAAAATTGACCGGTATCTGAACACCCAGCGACTGGTACGCTTGCGTGAACGAGTGCTTGTAGATATGGACTTTGAGCGACCTACTGTATCCCACCATGAGAATGTTTTTGTCGAGTATGACAAGCCTAAGTATCTGGAAATTTGTAAAACTCGCTGGAACCTGTGGGAAAACAAACCCATTGAGACCGCCAGCGAGTTTTGTTATTTGCTGCGGAAACTGGTGAACACAGACCTGACTAGGTCGCAAAAAGTTCTGGATATTTGCATGACCCGCCCCAGAGTCATAATCTTCTATAATTTCGATTATGAGCTGGATATTCTCATGAATCTGCCCTATGGCGATGATGCGGAAATAGCACAATGGAACGGCCATAAGCACCAGCCAATCCCTGACGGTAAGAAGTGGGTATATCTGGTCCAGTACAATGCGGGTGCAGAAGGTTGGAACTGCATCAAGACCGATACCGTCATATTCTACTCGCAGAACTACTCCTACAAGATTATGGAGCAGGCTGCAGGCAGAATCGACCGGCTGAACACACCTTACAAGAACCTGTTCTACTATCATCTGAAGAGCAGGGCGGGAATTGATCTGGCGATTTCGAGGGCACTGAACTCGAAGAAGGCGTTTAACGAGAGGAAATTTTATGGAGCATGATATTTATGATTCTTTAAGGCTTATTGCGACGACCTGTGAGAAAATGGAAGATGCCTTAAATGCGATTGCAGAATACTTCGAGAAAGTAACGGCTTGTCTCATGGACTTGATTGAAGAAATTAAGAGGCAGCCATTGAAGATGATTCGGCAGAAGCTGCGCCCTGACTACAAGGACAAATGCAAAATCCGGTGGCTGGATATTCCCAACAAGGTTATGCAGGGGAAAATCAGGAGGTTCTGCTGATGGGAAATATTTCAAAGAAAAATAGAAAGAAGCTTGTCAAAGTTATTAACGCCAATTGCCATCGTGTAATGCACTTTGGTGAGCAAGATGCAATGTTTGTTCCTTACGACAGCAGTCCGTTGTCTGCTATTTGGAAATATCTCTGTATCAGGAACGACGGTGTTATCACAGGCCGCTTCTTGATTGATCGAAGCGAAAAATATATTCCTTTTAGGGAGAGATACTGTTATATCAATGCTCCAGAACAACTGTTTGTTCCGAGAACACATATTGAGATCAACAAACAAATTGTCAATAGACTTAAAGAGCGCAACCAGCTTTATGATGTTTATTACACATGGAGGAAAAGGAAATGATTAAGGACTCTGGCGACCGCACCGAATTTGAAACCGGTGCCAAGCGTGATATGCATGCAGGAAAGGGGCGGATGGATCTTCTGCCTTGGTATGGCATCATGGAAGTCAGCAAGCACTGCGAGGAAGGTGCGCTGAAGTATGGTGAGCACAATGTGGATAAGGGTATTCCGCTGCATTCGCTGCTGGACAGTGCTTCTCGGCATCTGGCAAAGTACATGGTTGGTATGGACGACGAGGATCACCTGCGCGCTGCCTGTTGGAACCTGCTCTGGGCTCTTAACCAGCGCGTGACGCACCCGGAGTTGGATGATAGGTTTTCGACTGATCTCAAGCGGGAATTTTTGAAGAAAAAATTCACTATTCCTGAAATGAAAATCGCTCGACCTGATCATCAGCCAGTAAATGTGAAATGTCTTGAATGTGGCGATGTACGAGGGATTTTAAAACAATCATGGGACAATGGGCTTGCAGGACTTACAGTACACGATAAACTCCTGACATGTCCGATTTGCGGAGTATTAACGTCACATATCCTGGTAGAAAAGGTGGGTAAATCTGATGAATAACTGGATGCGCGAAGTGGACTATGCGACTTACTGCCCGAAGTGCAAGAGCTTCAAGGTGCTGGAGACGGATGAACCCTGCAACGGGTGCCTGACGGAGTGTGCGCGGGAGGGTACGGTGAAGCCGGCGAAGTTTGAGGAGAAGACGCGAAAATAACGGGCTCCTTTATGGAGGTGAGATAAATGGCAACAAGAGATTGGAGCAAAGTGGATTGGACCAATAACGAAGACAATAATCTTATCCGTGCATTTCTTGCAGATTCTGATAATATTATGAATTGTGACCAATGTCCATATAAGATGAAGCATCCGAGTTGGGACGCACTGCCTTGCGGACAATACCATTGCTGGGTTGAGTTGTCTTGCTAAAGGTGAGAGCCGTGGAGAAATCTGCGGCTCTTTATTTTTATCATCGAAGGAGATGCTTGTATGCAACGCATGAACGTTAAATGCTGCCATTGTGGGGACTATACCCCATTTATCACTGAAGAGAACATTGAAGTTATTCCTCAAGTTAATCTCACAAGAACCGATATGGATATTTTGGGCGATATCGCTGAAGCATTGGCGGAATGCGGTTGCTTAAGTGCGTGTGATTTCTTACGCCGGGTTCAGAGTGAAGTGACCAAAATTGTAGAGTATCAGGAAGAACGGTGAACGCTAAATGATATTTACTGAAGAGGATTTGAACTCTCTGAATGCTATTGCTGGACTATTGGCGTCATTCGGGTGTGATAGTCAGGCTGGCTGTGTGCTTTATATTCAGCATAAAATCGCAAAGTCCATGGAGGCTGACGAAAGGAAATGCAGAAATGAGAAACATGTCTAAGAAGACCTGGAAACTCCGGGTTTGGGGTCACATGACCGAGATGCAGAAGCTGGATTATCTTCTTACGAAAGCGGGCATTACGCATGAGATGGAAAGAAGATTTCCTGAGAACGATAAAAACCAGCCTGAAGTTTACGGCCCTGGAGCACTGCATGATGGGGGCTATCAGATTACAGTTCGAGATAAATCTGGTACATATCTATGGGACGCGGTATGCGGTTGGTACACTTACGGGTTTCCTCATTTACTCGAGGTGTGCGGGCTAGCACTTGTTGATCATTATGATGTCGAGGGCTGGCTCACGGCTCGGCAGGTTATGAAGATGTGGAGGCGTAGAAATGCTGCGAAAAATCGCTGATTTTGTCAAAAAGATATTCCGCATGGAGCCGATCCCGACAACGGTTAATACCCTGCGGGAGGCTTTACAAGCCTTGGAGGTGGCTCGGAACCACTTCGAGCACTGTGACCCGGAATTTGTGGATGCGGCTATTTTTGAGTTGAACGCTGCGGAGTGCCGGGTGGATGCGGTTAGGAGGTGTGTGGGGTGAAAACGTTTTATTATCCGACTTACAAGTGCCGATTTTGCGAGAGGGAATTTAACGATGGGCATCCCTACTATAATCCCGAAGATGCGAAGAACGATCTGGCCGGTCTGATGGCGTTCCGCCCAATTCATCATTGCGATGGTGGTCATATTGGCATCGGATATTTTACAGGCCTAGAAAGGGTTGATAAGGATGAATGATGTTTGGACGAAAGTTGGCAAATTTCTTGGCCGAGCTATTGCGCTGACACTTATTCTGTGCGCCTGGGCCATTATTATTGCATTCACGCTGAAGGTGCTTTGGTTTATCTGGTTTCGGATTCTGCTGTGAGGTAAGAAGGCTATGGACAATGGAAGAGTGTCATATGAAGAAGCCATAGAAGCTATCCGGAATTGGAGTAAGGCAGTGTACGAATTTTCTGATGATGACGTTGAAACCATCTACGCGAATGGCCGACCTATTGATATGGTAAGAGAACAAACTCGGAATGCCCTTACTACATATGATCTTGAGTATGGCTACAGGGTTCCGGTTGGAAATTTCACGTCGATAGACGATGTTGCTTGGCTGTTGGCGAATGGCTATATCACTTTGCAAGACGCACGAATCTGGTGCGTTAACACCAATCACTCACTGGTTGATATGGAGCAAGCGGTAGGAAGTATTCGATACAGTCAGACAGAAACTACGACCATCCCAGCTTGGCATGAAAAGAAAAGATCTTGGCCGTATCGGTTGGTTGCTTTTCTGAACGAAGTAATTGATATGTTTGTACAAGCTATTACGGAGGATTTCTTATGAAACACACTTTTATCTTTACCTGCACAGACAATGGTGGCGGCTATCAGAACTTTGAAGTCAGGGCGACCGATAAGCAGGAGGCTATTGAAAAGGGTATGAAATTTGCCAAAAAATACGCCTGCGGTGACATCTGTGGGAACTGGGAGTGTAAGTTGAAAAAGGAGAACCTTTTATGAGATGTTGTCCGGTATGCTATTCAAAAGTGAGGCCTACTGTATACGGAACGGCGACCGTTAAGACAAGCCTGGAAATCAAGTATAAGATTCAGTGTCGGCATTGCGGATTTGGATGCGATAATGCAGGCAGTGTCATTGTGCAATACGATGAAGAAACGATGAGCCCAATAGCAGATGATCATGGCTTACGGAAACTTATTAGAGACTGGGATTCTATTTTGCGAGATCCCGAAAGAGAAAGGATTGCTAACATATGAAAATCATTGAACCTAAGTACGAAATCCTCACTGATATTTCTGAGGGTGGCATCAAAGAACTCCAGCAGATCGAGCGGGTGGCGCGGGTCTGCTATAAGAGCGAAGACAAGATCACGCCGGACGGTGAGTCGGAAAAGAAACTGGTGGGCTTTCTGGTGAAGCAAGGGCATGAGGCCATGCTTGAGCATTCTCAGCTTAGTGTGCTCTTTACCTGTGACCGTGGCGTGGCTAATGAGCTGGTGCGGCATCGCATTGCGAGCTTTGCGCAGGAGAGTACACGATACTGCAACTATGCAGGAGAGAAGTTTGAGGGCAGCATTACCGTTGTGGAGCCGTTTTATATCGATAAAGAGCAGAATCGCCTGTTCTATCGTAAATGGGTAGAATCCTGCGAATTGGCAGAAAAAACTTATTTTTTGATGCTTATGAACGGCTATCGTCCCGAACAGGCTCGCTGCGTGCTGCCGCTGTGCTTGAAGACTGAGATTGTGGTCACGGCCAACTACCGTGAGTGGCGCAACATCTTCAAGCTGCGTACTCCTGTGGCGGCCCATCCTCAGATGAGAGAACTGATGTGCCCGCTGCTAAAGGAGCTGCAGAACAAGATCCCGGTGGTGTTCGATGATATTTGCACGTACTGGCTGAATGATGACCAGACGGGAAAGGAAAGTGTGGAGAAGTGATGCGAATTGTGCTGCTCGCAAGCATTATTTTACAAGCTATCGCCAATTGGAATGTCTTTTGCTGAGAACATCGGCAAAGAAAAACAGAGAATCATCAGATATACAGGATGGTTCTTGCTTTTGATTTACATGATATTTGGTTGAGGTGATTAACTATGAAAAATCGTATTATTTGCGTCTTTGCATGTCTGATGATGATCGTGGGCTGTATGGTTCTGTGCAGCTGCTCCGAAGCGGATAAGGTGAATCGGAACATTTCCAAGCAGGCTAACTATTTTGAAGCTGAGCGCCGGATCACGGTCTATAACGCACGTACGGATAATGTCATCCTTGAAATGGAAGGCGCTATGTCCATCTCGAACAATGATAACAATGAACTTGTGTGCACGGTGAAGACCGGTCCGAACGAGTATAAGAAAAACTACATTTATCTGAACGAGTACACCATGTATGTTGTTGAGGATATCACCGGTACTCATACCGATCCATACCACTATAAGCTCTATTTCCACACGGATATTCTGCCGGACGTGGAGGTAAGGTCGTGATGACTACATACAAATTTGTAGATAAGATGGGAGATGCAAAATGCAGCAGAAAACACATGACTTTCTCGTGAGAATGCGGGTGCCGATGGCGACATTCGGTGGAGATCTCATGGGAGAAGCGATTGATTTCGCTATTCAGGAAATGCGGAATAATCGTTTTGTCACACTGACAGACATTGAAAATGTACTTAGCGATCGTTTTCACTGCAGTGCAAGTTCAGCGGATGCACGGCTTCGCAGGGCACTGGACGTGACTGAGTTTCGGTGTGGAGAGTATCCGAACCCTGAACTTGAGCGGCTTCGGGCCGAATATCAGGTTGATCGGTGGTCTGTGAAACGGTTCATTTATGCCGCGGCAAGGAAGGTGATGAACAATTTTGACTGATTCTCGGCAGCTTTTTGGCCAAAAACCCACTTCGTGGCCAAAAATTTTTGCAAAAATGGCCACAAAATATTACGATAATATGTAATAAAATTGCAATTTGGCCAAAAACCCACTTTTTTCTTTAACTTAATAAAAATTTTAAAATTTTATATATAGTAATTAAGGATAAAAAACGGGCTTTTGGCCACGGCGAAAGTTTAACGTCTTATCGAGCCGGAAAATGTTATAATATTTTAACCTTGAACTATATCCCCTGACAGTGTAATATAGAACTGCATTAAATAGACGTACTGCCCTTTAATGAAGTACGAGGTGAAAAATATGAACTATATGGATGCGCTTGCAAAAAATTGGCGTGAGCACGATTACTCTTTTGAAGGACGAGATGTTCTTCCGAATGGCGATGAAGTTTGGATCTACACTACATTGGAACTTGGTCTACCAGTGCTATGGGTGAAGCATCCAGACGGATCGTTTGACTACCGTGTTCTCCATACTCCCGGCTATGATAAACCAACAGGCGAACATTGGTGTTGGAACTGCCATTGCCAGATGGTGCATCATGATGATGAATGGCTGTGCCTGAAATGCGGAGATCATATCGATGATAACGACATAGAGCTTTTATCATCTCCGACAGAAGAAGCAAGCTATCCAGACGATGACCTTGAACCAGAACCTGAGTGGTACGACTGATACAGCAAATAAGATCTGCCTCTGCGCTAACAACGCAGGGGCTTTTCTTTTGCCCGAAAATAATAAAATCTTGCAAAAATTAGCAAAAACTGACGCGATAAAAACATGCCCTTTTATGGGGGGAATAGAACGCGTTTTGAACGCACTATTCCTTTTATTTTGGAGGTTTTTATCATGCTCGAAAACAAATTCAAACAGGGATTGACGAAAGAACTGAAAGAACGCTTTCCCGGCTGTGTAGTGGTCCATCTTGACCCGAACGAGGTGCAGGGGCATCCCGATCTTTTGGTTTTGTATGGTTCCACCTGGGCAGCACTCGAAGGCAAGCGCTCAGCAAATGCACCTCATCGTCCGAATCAGGATTATTATGTCCGTCAGATGAATGAGATGAGCTTTGCCGCTTTCATTTATCCTGAGAACAAGGAGGAAGTTCTCAATGCAATGGAACGATCATTCCAGGCTCGTGGGGCAGCACGCCTTTCTGGGTGCAAGTAAGTATCATTGGCTGAACTATGATACTCAACGCCTGGTGGATGCTTTCATGAGCTGTCAAGCAAAGGAGAAAGGCACTCGGCTTCATGCTTTTGCTGCAGAGTGCATTAACCTGAAGCAAAAGCTCCCGAAGAGCAAGAAAACCCTCAACGCATATGTCAACGATGCAATTGGTTTCCGCATGGACCCCGAGCAGGTTTTGTTTTACAGCGAAAACTGTTTTGGTACTGCAGATGCCATTGCATTTAACGACAAAGATAATTTTCTTCGTATTCATGATCTTAAAACAGGAGCTGTTCCAGCACATATGGAGCAGCTCTTTATTTATGATGCGCTGTTCTGCATGGAGTATCATGTCAAGCCGAAAGATATTCTTATCGAAAATCGCATTTACCAAAACGATGATGTTCTCATCGAGACACCAACGGCAGATATCATTGATCCCATCATCGAAAAGATTAAAGAATTTGACAAAATCATTGCGGATCTGAGATAAGGAGCAGCGTTATGAATCCAATTGAGAAAGACCTTAAAAACTACTACGGCACGAGTTCCGACTCTGATATTTTGGAGCATTACGGCACAAAGCGCCATTCCGGCCGATATCCTTGGGGTTCTGGCGATAATCCTTATCAGCACTCTGGTGACTTTCTGTCTCGTGTGGAAACGCTCAAGAAGAATGGCATGTCCGAAAATGAAATTTTAGATCAAATCAATAGCACTCTTCCCAAGGAGTACCAGCTCGGTCTTACCGAATTTCGAGTGGCTCGACGTAAAGCAGTCCATGAGCGCAAGGCATCTGAGTATGAGAAAATCGCTGCTTTAAAGGAACAGGGTCTCGGCTGGAAAGCCATCGGTGAAAAGCTTGGTATGAGCGAGTCCAGTGTGCGCTCAAAATATGCAGGCACTGCTGATAAAAAAGCGCAGCGTGCAGAGAATATTGCTGACACGTTGAAAAAAGAAGTGGACAAGAAAGGCATGATCGATATTTCCGAAGGTGCCAATCTTGTAATGGGTGTGTCACAATCAGAGCTTGACGACGCTGCGTATACGTTGGAAGCGGAATACGGTTACAAACGTTATGGCGTAGGTATCCGTCAGCCGACCAACATCCGTCAGCAGACTAACATTACGGTGTTGGCTAAGCCTGAATTCGACCAGAAGTATGCTTATCAGCATCAGGATCAGATTGATTCGCTCGGCGATTATCATTCTGATGATGGCGGTGATACGTTCAAGAAGCTTCAGCGTCCTGCAAGTCTGGATTCAAGCCGTGTTGCCATTCGGTATGGTGATGAAGGTGGCCTGGACAAAGATGGTGTCATGGAAATTCGCCGTGGCGTGCCAGATCTTGACCTTGGCAAGAGTCATTATGCGCAGGTTCGTATCCTTGTCGATGGTGACCACTATCTGAAAGGCATGGCTGTCTACTCGGATGATCTTCCCGATGGCGTGGACATCATGTTCAACACCAACAAACCTTCCGGCACGCCCAAAATGAAGGTCCTGAAGGAAGCGAAAGCTGATCCGGACAATCCGTTTGGTGCAGCCATCAAAGCCAATGGCCAGAGTACATACATCGGTTCTGATGGAAAGGAGCATCTTTCTCCTATTAACAAACTGAAAGAGGAAGGCGATTGGGATACAATGTCCCGAAATGTATCTTCGCAGTTCCTATCCAAACAGCCGAAAAAGCTTATTGAAAACCAGCTGAAGCTTACAATTGCGGATTATCAGGCGCAGTATGATGAAATCATGCACTACGATAATCCTACTGTTAAAAAGAAGCTGCTGAACGACTTTGCCGATACCTGTGAAGGTACGTCAATGACGCTGAAAGCATCGGCATTTCCGGGACAATCGACGAAAGTCATACTGCCTATCAACCGAATCAAGGAAACAGAAGCTTACTGTCCGACCTATGAGAATGGCACACAGCTTGCACTGATTCGCTATCCTCATGCCGGTACCTTTGAGATTCCGATTGTTACAGTCAACAACAAAAATGTCAGTGGCAAGCGCAATCTTGGACAGATTCAGGATGCTATTGGCATCAATGCTAAAGTGGCAGAGCGTTTGTCCGGTGCAGATTTCGATGGTGATACCGTTATGGCGATTCCTGTCAGCGATAAGGTTCCCATTAAATCTACTCGTCCGTTGGAACAGTTGAAAGGTTTTGACCCCAAGACTGCATATGCAGTTCCTGAAGGCAATCCCAACAACGTGCGTCTCATGAAAAAAGAAGAGAAGCAGCGTGAAATGGGCGTTATCTCGAACCTCATCACGGACATGACTCTTCGTGGTGCGTCTGAAGAGGAACTGGCTCGTGCTGTCAAGCATTCGATGGTTGTTATCGATGCAGAGAAGCACAAGCTGGATTACAAACGCTCTGAGAGGGAGAACGGTATCCAGGAACTGAAAGAAAAGTGGCAAATCCGTGTGGATGAGGACGGTACTACGCATTATGGTGGCGCATCAACGCTCCTGTCTCGGCGCAAGCAGACCATCCGTGTGCCTGAGCGTCGTGGTAGCGTGCGCGTGGATAAAGAAACTGGTGAACTCATTTATAAGGAGAGTGGGCGTGCCTTCATCGATCCGAAGACTAAGAAAGAGCGTATTGCCGAGGATACCGTAAGTCTGATTTCCGAGACAAAGGACGCAAGAACCCTCTCTTCTGGCACTATTCAGGAGAACTTGTACGCAGACTTCTCTAATAAGCTCAAAGCTATGGCAGCACAGGCCCGCAAAGAGGCGGTCAACATGAAGGGCATCCAGCGTGATCCTGAGGCAGCCAAGACATATGCTGCGGAAGTTATGTCACTGAAAGACAAGTACACCACAATGCTGGCCAATAAACCTAAGGAGCGCAAGGCAATGCTGATTGCCAATGCCAACATCAAGGCCAAAATTCAGGAACTGGGCTTAGACCCGCAAAACACTGAGGACAAGAAAGAAATCAAGAAGATTTCTTCTGTTGAAATGCAGCGCGCTCGCGATAAGGTCGGCGCAAGTGGGCAAAAGTCCAAAGTCAGGTTTAGCGACAGAGAATGGGAAGCTATTCAGGCTGGCGCAATTTCCGACAACATGCTGTCAAAGTTCCTGAATTCTTCTGATTCGGATGAAATCGTGAAACGCGCAATGCCCAAAACCACGGCTTCGTTGTCTTCGGCTAAGTTGACCAAAGCAAGAGCGATGTTGCGAAGCGGTTACACTTATAAAGAGATTGCACAGGCGTGTGGCGTTCCTGAATCTACCGTTTATGATGCACTTGGAAAGTGATAACAGGAAAGAGAGGCTTTGAATTATGGTTCGATGCTTTCTGACCACGTTCGATAATCCCTACAATCCGTATGAGCAGTTCGAGCAGTGGTATCAGTATGACATGGATCACGGCTATAACTCGTCTGGCCTGCTTATGCGGCTGGCACAGACCTCTTCTCAGTTCACAGACAATGAAAATGCCTACGAAATTGAGAAAGCAATCAATAAAATCGTGGCAAACGATCCAATTAACATCTACAAGAAGCTCAAAATCGAGATCAAGGACGATACCGGCTATGCACAAAGTGCTTAAGGCCATAGGGAGGGGTCTCAAAATCGACACCCCCCTCTCAAATCGCGCCGGTCTTTGATATTTCCCCGGAGGGAAAATTGATATTTGGGCTTTAAACATGCTGCCGAGGCCTTGGGGTGTAGACTGAGGTTTCGACAGTTTTTGCAAGGGCTTATGGGGTGCGCGCCTCCTAAGAGCTTTCTGAGTTCATGACGTTTGACCTCCATCGGCATCGGGGAATTCTGTATTGTTCTCCTTTATACGGAATGTTTGCTTTCTCCCTTCAAATGAAAAGCACTGCCACAGCACCCATAAGCCTTTGCAAAAACTGAATTTTAGACAACAAAAGAAAGAGGGCCTTTTGAATGCGACCGAAGAAGAACACACCGGGAGAAGCGGCTGTGGCTTCGGCCCGGCCTGCAACAAGTCCGGAAGCACAGGAACAGTACATGATAAACCTGACCATGCAACTGGTGGAAAGAAGGCTACGAGAAGGGACGGCTTCAAGTGCAGAAACAACGCACTTCCTGAAGCTGGCTACTATGAAAGCGGACCTTGAAAAGAAAAAACTGGAAGAAGAAAACAAACTGCTCCGGGCAAAGACCGAGACACTAGAAAACGCAAAGGACACCAAAGAAATGTACGCAAATGTGCTGAAAGCCATGGCAAAGTACAATGGCGTGGACGAAGACGAGGCCCCAGACTATGAGTTTTAAAAGCTCTTATGCAGCCTGAGTCGTTCTGGCAGTGCTGTTTTTTATCTACTTTACAGCAGCGGTTTTTCTGGTAAAGCGCAATATCCTGTGCGAATGGAAGGCAGTTCTTTTGACTGGAGCAGTTGCATGGGCACCGATGCTGCTTACAGATGACATGTTGCGGAAGAAAGGATTTTTATGATGACGGCATTTGAAGAAATCTGTTTCTGGCTGATGGCGGCGATGCCGTGGATCATGCTTGCATGCTTGTTCACAGACCGAGAACGACCAACAAGCAAGCGGTACTGGTGGTATTTGCCTCCTAGTATTCTGTCGCTTTTGACGGCTATCGCGGTCGGGCTTCCACAAATTGTTGATAAGCGGATCGGCGGGTTTGGATGTTGGTGTACGCTTATTTTTGCATTTGTATGCGCTTACCATGACGAAATGGAAGGTCTTGCGAACCTGCACGGTAAGCTGATTTGTCTTTCGATAATTTGTGCCGCATTTGCCATGGTCTGCTGGTGTATGGGGTACTAAGCATATGCCCAGAAAGACATACTCTGAGCTTTGCCAGCATGTGACCTTTGAAGACCGCTTCCATTATTTGCAGCTCCACGGCAAAGTTGGATTTGATACTTTTGGCTTTGACCGGTGGCTAAATCAGAGTTTTTACCAGTCAAGAGAGTGGCGGCAGTTTCGGGACAGGATCATTGTGCGGGACGCTGGGTGTGACCTTGCGTGCAAAGACCACGAGATCACCGACTGGGTGATACGAAACGGCAAACCCATCCGGCCGCGCATTATTATCCACCATCTGAACCCGCTGACGAAAGAGGACGTGCTTCAGCACTCAGACGCACTTCTGGACCCGGAAAACGTAATCTGCGTGAGCGATCGGACCCACAAGGCCATCCACTATGGAGATGATGCGATCCTAAAGCCTGCATTTGCCGAAAGACGACCGGGCGACACTTGCCCATGGAGGAAATGAAAATATGAGTGACTATATTTATCACTATGGTATCAAGGGCCAGAAGTGGGGTGTGCGGCGCTATCAGAACCCGGATGGAACACTTACGAGCATGGGAAAAGCACGTAAGCGCGCCATAGATGTAAACCGAAACATGGACGCTGTAAACGACATTGTAAAAACAATGTCCCGAAAAGACAAAGAACTCCTTAATCTTGATGGCGATGTTTACCAGCAAAGTGCCGAGGATGGGGGTGCATACGTAAAACGTTTTATTGAAAAATCAGGTGATGTGCCTATTTCCTTTTTTGATATCATTGGTGATGAAAAGGGAGTAGCAATTTCTATTGGAACAAGAGCTGGAAGTGAATATCGGAACAAGGGTTATTGCTCAAGAGTAGCCAGAAAAGGCATGAAATGGCTGGATGCACACAAAGACGAATACGACCAAATTGTCTGGTGGGCCAGAAAAGACAATGCTGGATCTATAAAAATCGCTGAGAAATCTGGATTTAAGCTGGATGAAGCATCGGTACTCCCAGATGATCCGTGGATCAAGTATCAGTACAAATAAGGAGGAAAACAAAATGAAAAACGATGCAATGCTGAACCGTGCAAAGCAGCTGGTGGTGGACTACTTTAACGCTCACGTGGACGTGACCGACGGCAAGAAGCTGACGATGGAGGACGTGTTCATCGTATGGTTCAGCAAAACCCTGCAGAACTGGAAGGCGCTGGTGAGCACCACCGTGTCTGACGGTATGTACTACGAGATTACCCACAACGGCGATAAGGGCGAGACCTATCTGGACGCCTACAAGAAGTGGGACAACCAGTGCATTGTAGACTGAGGTGATCGGAAATGGACAGTATCCTTACCTCGGTGAAGAAACTCCTTGGACTGACCGAGGAGTACACGGCGTTTGATGCAGACCTTATTATGCACATCAACAGTGTGCTGATGATCCTGCGGCAAATGGGCGTTGGGCCTCAGGAGGGCTTTGGCATCAGCGATGCAACGGCAACATGGAGCGAGTTTTGCCAGAACAGGGCGGACATTGAAGCGGTAAAGAGCTATACGGCGCTGAAGGTGAAGATGCTATTTGACCCGCCGCAGAGTTCCAGCACGATGGAAGCGACCAAAAACCTTATCAGCGAACTGGAATGGCGGCTGTATGCCGAGTGCGACAGGGAGGAGAAACAATGCGGATGCTGAAGTTTGCCGTGGAAGGGCAGCAGCTGGCAAAGCGCGGTGATTTTGCCGGCGTGACAGCCGGAAGCAAAGGCTATCTGCGCTGCCACTTTGAGCAGAGTGACCCGGAGTGGCTTATGGCCAAGAAAATTGCTGTGTTCAATGACGAATATGCGGTGACTGTGAGCGCGGAAGGTGAGTGCGCCGTACCCGACGAGGTGACGGACGGAAAAAGCTTTAAGGTGTATCTTGCTGGCCAGAATGGCAAGACGCGGATGATAACAAACAAGGTACTGATCGAGCAGGTGAAGTGACATGGTGGATTTGGACAAGCAGTTTGCAGCAATGGCAGATGTGAGCGAAGAAGATACCGCTTACGATTTTGTGATCGATGAAGACCTGCGAGTGATCGCTGTGCCAGAACGCGGTGTGGTGCTGGGCGTTGAGGGAGATAAAGACGCGAACCGCATCCGATTTAGAATGAACAAAACATGGCGCGGATACGATATGTCGAAGTTTGACCTGCGCATCAACTACCAGAATGCAAACGGTGACAAAAACTATTACACGGTGACGAGCAAACACACTGAAGGCAATGCGGTGGTGTTTGACTGGATTGTGGCGGCGGATGCTGTAGCATATCAGGGCGATGTGTTCTTTATTGTGGTGGGCCTTATTACCACTGGCGGAATGGTGAACTGTGCGTTCCACACGACGCTTGGTAAGGCAAAATGCCTGGAAGGCCTGGTGGTAGACACAAAAACTGACATTTCTGAGATCCGGGACTTTATGGCGACGCTGAAGGCGGAAGTGGAGGCATACGGACAGACCTTTGTGAATGCCGCTGCTGCCAGTGCAAAGGCAGCAAAGGCCAGCGAAACAACTGCTGCCAGTTCGGCCAGTGCGGCAAAGACCTCGGAGACAAACTCCGTGACCAGTGCGAAGGTCGCAAAAACGAGTGAAACGAATGCCAGCACCAGCGCAAGCGCAGCAAAGACTAGCGAGACAAATGCGGGTACCAGCGCCGCCAGTGCTCAGGCCAACGCAAAGAAAGCCGAAGCGGCGCGAGATGATGCCAATACCAGCAAAACCGCAGCTGCTGGCAGTGCAGCAGCCGCAAAAAAAGATGCCCAGACAGCATCCAGCGCGGCCAGCACTGCCACAGGTGCGGCAAGCACTGCCACAGGTGCGGCAAGCGCTGCCAAGACCAGCGAGACCAATGCGGGCACAAGTGCATCCAATGCGAAGGGCAGCGAAACAAAATCCGGTGAATACCTGCAGGCCACAAAGGAATATTTCGAGCAGGTGCGCACCATTACGCTGGGCGCGCAGGGCTGGTATGAGACCTCAGACGCCCTGACTGCTGCGGTGCCCGTGGGTGAAAACGGCTGGTGGGCTGTGGTGGGCACCACGGACAGCATCTGGGTATGGGACCGCGACACCAATGCCTGGCGTGACAGCATGGTGACGGTAAACATGAGCGACTACTACACCCGCACGCAGGTGGATAAAAAGCTGACTGACAAAGCAAACAAGACCGCCGATGACCTGAACACGATGATCAACGCGCTGAGCGCGGGTACCAGCACCCCGCAGGATGCAGATTACTATGTATCCCAGTATGTCGGCGGCGGAAGCACAACGACCACCTACCACCGTCAGCCCATGAGTGCGCTGTGGGCCTACATCAAGAGCAAGGCAGCCTCTGTGTTTGCGGCCAAGAGCCACACCCACAACTATGCCGGTTCCGGTTCTGCGGGCGGCTCGGCCAACAGTGCCGTCAAACTCGATACAGCAACAGCGGGCAGTGCGACGAAACCGGTATATATCATCGGCGGCAAGCCGGTGGCCTGCACTCACTCGCTGGACAAGGATGTACCGGCCAACGCCGTTTTTACTGACCACACTTACGCCAACATGACCGCCGCCACTGACAGCGCGGCTGGCAAAGCGGGCCTTGTGCCTGCACCCGCAGCCGGTGCACAGGGTAAATTTTTGCGCGGGGATGGGACGTGGCAGGCCATTGCGTCCAGCGGCCTGTCTGCCTACCCCGTGGGCAGTATTTTTCAAACAGTTAGCACTACCAGTCCCGCCGAACTGTTCGGCGGTACATGGCAGGAGATTGCATTTAACCGCGTGCTGATGGGTGCTGGCACAGGCTACACAGCGGGAAGCACGGTGGAGGCCGGACTGCCGAACATCACAGGCAGCTTTACAACAAAAACAACAGACGTAGGCGGGTCTCCCTTTAGTGGTGATGCTAACGTACTTTCCGCTAAGGGTTCTCTGGCTTTTAGTGAAAAGAGCACTAGTTATGGCGGTTACACTGGACATTCTGGAAGCCAATATAATATTCAATTTGATGCTTCTCGCTCGAATCCTATCTACGGCCGCAGCTATACCGTGCAGCCCGCCGCATACTATGTGCACATCTGGAAACGCGTGGCATGAGAAAGGAGGTTTTGAACCATGATTCCTGTGACATTTGACACTGTGGCAACATTGCAGTTTGGCAGTGAGAGTCACCCGACCAGTCTGCACTTTGCCATCCCGGAAGAGTGGAAAACCTGCAAAATCAGACTCCACCTGCGGCGCAGCGACGGTAGCTTTGTGCCCCCGATGCAGCTGGACGAAAATGGGTGCGTAAAAGTAGACCGCAGAGACTCCGGCAAGACCGGCGGACAGTGGATGCTGTCGGCTGAAAGTCCTGACGGAAAAGTATCTTACTCGCGAATCGGCAAATATGTGACCCCCATGGAGGTGACACAATGAAGATCCTTGACGAGACCGGCGCGGTCGTGGAAAACCCCGACCTGACCCTTGGCTACCTGACCACCAGCACCGAAGAAGTCGCCCACCCCGCCGTAGAGGGCGTGGAGGAGCAGTGGCACTGGGAGACCGTGACCGAGTACCCCAACGGCGGCAGGGATGTGCGGAAGGTCATCGACGTGTCGGGCGTGCCTGCGCAGGCCGCATGGACCGAACAGGTGCCCATCCAGAAGTACATCCGCTACACCGCCGAAGAGCTGGCCGCGCAGGAAGAAGCACGCAAAAAGGCCGAAGCCTGGGAGAAACTGCCGGACACGGTGGCGGCACTGCAGGAAGATAACAAGACACTGAAAGAAGAAAATAAGATGCTTAAGCAATGTCTGATGGAAATGTCGGAGATTGTGTATGCTTAAACGAATCACACAAAAATTAGAAAGGATGGTATGTATGATGGCGAAGCTGTGGGCACAGGAAATCATGTATGCTGAGACTATGGAAGAGGCAAAGGCTCTGTATGAGCGCTGCCCCCGCCTGCTGAAGGAGAAGGTGAAAGCCATTCTGGTAAAGAGCGGCTTTGAAGAGATCACACAGGAGTAACACAGGAGCTGAAAAATCAAAATGGCACTCTCGAACACGGCGACGCCGATCTACTACGGCCGGTTCCGGGAGGCCGTGATGCGCGGGGAAATCCCCGTTTGCAGAGAGATCAGCATGGAGATGAACCGGATCGACGACCTGATCGCAAACCCGGGCATCTACTATGACGATAAGGCCATCAACGGCTTTATCGCGTTCTGTGAGGACGAGCTGACGCTTACTGACGGCGGCGATGTGAAGATGCTGGACAGCTTTAAGCTGTGGGCAGAACAGATCTTTGGCTGGTACTACTTTGTGGAGCGGAGCGTGTATGTGCCGAACCCCCACGGGGCAGGCGGGCACTACGAGACCAAACGCATCAAAAAGCGTCTGGTAACGAAGCAGTACCTCATTATCACACGTTCGGCCGCAAAGACCATGTATCTGGAGTTTTTGCAGGCGTACTTTATGACTGCCAACACGAACACCACCCAGCAGCTGACAACAGCGCCTACCATGAAGCAGGCCGAGGAAGTGCTGGCACCCTTCCGCACCGCGTTGGCACGGGCAAAGGGGCCGGTGCTGAAGTTCATGACCGATGGCAGCCTGCAGAACACCACCGGCGCGAAAGCAGACCGTGTGAAGATGGCAAGCACGAAGAAAGGCATTGAGAACTTTGTGACCAACAGCCTTTTGGAAGTGCGCCCCATGACCATTGAAAAGCTGCAGGGCAGGCGCGACACGGTGGCTACCGTGGACGAATGGCTAAGCTGCGACATCCGAGAAGACCCCATTGGTGCCATTGAGCAGGGCGCGGCGAAAAACGAGAACTACCTGATCGTTGCGGCAAGCAGCGAGGGCACGGTGCGCAACGGATGCGGCGATGACATCAAAATGGAGCTGCTGAGCATCCTGAAGGGGGAGTACATCAATCCACACGTTTCCATCTGGTACTACAAGCTGGACAGCATTGAGGAAGTGGGCCGACCGGAGATGTGGCTGAAGGCAAATCCGAACCTGGGCAAGACCGTGAGCTACGAGACCTATCAGCTGGACGTGGAACGAGCCGAAAAATCGCCCAGTGCCCGGAACGACATCCTTGCAAAGCGCTTCAATCTGCCGATGGAGGGGTATACATACTTTTTTCCGTATGAAGAGACCCTTTGCCACCGACCGAGAAGCTACTGGCAGATGCCGTGCGCCATGGGCGCAGACCTGAGCATGGGCGATGATTTTTGTGCGTTTACGTTTTTGTTTCCGCTTTCAAGCGGATATTTTGGGGTAAAGACAAGGGACTACATTACCAGCTACACCCTGAGCCAGCTGCCCGTGAGCCGGAGAAACCAGTACGAAGAGTTCATGAAAGAGGGGACATTATTCGTATTTGACGGCACGGTGCTGGACATGATGCAGGTGTATGAAGACCTTGACAACTTTGTGCAGCAGAACCAGTACGACGTGCGGGCGTTTGGCTACGACCCCTACAACGCGCAGGAATTCGTGGAGCGCTGGGGACAGGAGAATGGCACCTTTGGCATCACGAAGGTGATTCAGGGTGCGAGGACCGAGAGCGTGCCGCTGGGTGAGCTGAAAAAGCTGAGCGAACAGCGGAAGCTGCTGTTTGACGAAAAGTTGATGCAGTTTGCAATGGGCAACTGCATTGCACTGGTGGACACCAACGGCAACCGGAAGCTTTACAAGCAGCGGCAGGACCAGAAGATCGATGCTGTGGCAGCTATGATGGATGCTTACATTGCGTGGAAGCAGAACCGGGATGCATTTGAGTGATTACAGCATCTGAAATACTGTAATTGCAATATAAACCGTAAGCAGAGTTCCCCACTACAATGACTAGACTTTTTGATACATAAATCCGTCCTGAGTCAAATATAGCTCGGAGGGGTTCATGGGTTCATTTAGTGCATTTTTAATTACCGTAACCAGTGGACTTAGCACCTGTTTTGTAAGATTATCAGATATTTTTAGAATGCTCTTTTCGGATTGAGTAAAGGGGGCAGGATCTTTTTTGAGGAAGGCCGCCTTGTGTGCTTCTCGGATATCCTTTGCGTAAGGGCTAATGGCATCGGAAATTTTGTTTTTCGTGTGCCCCAGCAGTAGGTCTGCCTCTGCAAGAACACTTTCCAGATAAACAGCATTCCAGTTTTGTGCATAATAGACTTCCATGATAGTGCTGATTGCATAGAGCTGTGATGATAAGTCAAGGTTCTGTTTTGCAATTAGAACAGGCTCCTGATTCTTTTTAGCGTCTTTTGTATTGACCCGGTGCTCTAGTTCGGTTGTGTAAAAGTCGATGTCCGCAATCGCTCGAATCTTAGAACGCTGGATATTCGTTAGAGTAGCTATGCGCTGGGGCTCGCTTAACATGATTGTGGAATAATTTCCAACGGCATATTTCACAAATGTCAGCTCGGAAAGAAGTTCTGTGCGCTTGGAGTCCTCTAAAAAACTAAGGACATCGTCAAGTTTTCGGCTGATTTCCGACATTTTAGACGAAATATCGGAGAGAAAGTATTGCCCGGTTGCGAAAGAAGCAATGCTAAAGGCATTAAATAGGGCAACGGATGCTGGATTGATTGGATGCAAGGATGCGGTTCCACTAAAATGCGAACTAGCATCAACCACAGTCGTGGCATAGCCTCCGTTGCGAAGATGCAAGAGCACTCCCTGGACACCTTCTGGAAATTTCAAAATGTAGGTTTTGGAAGCAGTATCTGAAACAATGGCTGGGGGAAGAAGTTGAAGCAAAGAATTGGCGGTAACTCCAGTTTGCTCTGGAAACTCAACTTTTCGGAACCGTGTCTTATCACTAAAGTCAAACGGGATATCGCTTGGAACGATTTCGCAGTTGAGGTCTTTTGTAGAAAGCAGTTCGTTACTGGCCATAATGACAGCCTCCTCGTAGTTTGTGAGTCTATCATACAGCAGATAATCTATATTTGCAAGGAGCAGTCGAAAAAAGAAACAATGAAATCGCTTTCAATAGAGGATTTCTTATTAGAGAGGAGGTGATTATATGCACAGCTATAACGATGAACTCTACCATTGGGGCATCAAGGGCATGAAATGGGGCGTGCGTCGATATCAAAATAAAGATGGGACTCTGACTGCGGCAGGACGAAGCCGATATGTAGGGAGTAACGCTGAAGGAACAGATGAAAAGTCACAAAAGAGAGTTGGGCTTTCAGACAAACAAAAAAGGGCGTTGAAAATCGGCGCAGCGTTAGCGGTTGCTGCATTGGGAACGTATGGCGGGTATCGCTTGGCAAAGTCTGGCAAGTTAGAGCCATTTGTTGCTGCAGGCAAACAAAAAGCTGCTGAACTTATGGAAGAGGCGGGAAAAGAGCGGAGTTCAACTCCTAAAACTCATGCACATTCAGACTATACGCGAGCGCATGAGAAAAAGAGTGTTCGAGTGCTGAGCGATGAAGAACTTAATGCTAAAATTAACCGGTTGCAAAAAGAAAAGCAGTATGAATCACTGATTGCTACTCCGAGCAATGTGAAAAAGATGCTTGCGACAGCCGGAACGGCCGCATCAGCATTAGGAACCATAAGCACATTGTACAACAACTACAACGCTGTGGCAAAAATCGGAAAAAATCTTATTGCCTCAAAGAAAATCCAGAATCGTATGAGCACGATGAAGGTTCACTCAGAATAAGAAAGGCATCTATGAGAAGTGAAGCAACGATTGGCTCCCGCCTGAAACGGGCGTGGAACGCCTTTACGAACCGGGACCCTCCCGGGAAGAACTACTATGGCGGAGGGAGCAGCTACCGGCCTGACCGGGTACGGCTGAACCGTGCGAACGACCGCACGATCATGACCGCCATATACACCCGCATTGCCATGGACGCAGCGGGCATCACAATAAACCACGTAAGGCTCGATGAAAACGGACGCTACGACGAAACCGTTGATTCGGGCCTTAATTGCTGTCTGAACCTTTCCGGCAACAAGGACCAGACCGGCAGGGCGCTGCGGTATGACATGTTCCTCTCTGTACTGGACGAGGGCGTGGCAGCGCTGGTGCCGGTGGACGTGGATGTGGACGAAGAGACCGGCAAAGAAAAGATCCTTTCCATGCGGGTGGCAAAGGTGAAGGAATGGTACCCCGATGATGTGCGGCTGGAAGTGTATAACGACCAGACCGGACAGAAAGAGGAGATCACCCTGCCGAAAGCAGAAGTGGCCCTGATCGAGAACCCGTTCTATGCCGTGATGAACGAGCCGAACGGCACCATCCAGCGCCTTGTCCGCAAGCTGAACCTGATGGACGTGGTGGATGACCAGCTGGGGTCTGAAAAGCTGGACCTCATCATCCAGCTGCCATATGTAGTGCGCAACGAAATCCAGAAAAAAAGAGCGGACGACCGGAGAGCCGAGATTGAGCGGCAGTTGACCGGCTCTAAATACGGCATTGCCTATACCGATGGTTCGGAACACATTACGCAGCTGAACCGCAGCCTTGAAAATAACCTCCTGAAAACCGTGGAATACCTGACCAACATGGCATACAGCCAGTTAGGCATTACCCCGGAGATCATGAACGGTACAGCAAGCGATGCGGTGATGACGAACTATGAGAACCGTACCATTGAGCCCCTTGTGGCAGCAGCCGTAGACGAGCTGAAGCGAAAGTTTTTGACCGAAGAGGACCGGAAGGAAGGCCGCGAGAGTGTGCTGTACTTCCGCGACCCGTTCAAGCTGGCACCGGTGAGCGCCGTTGCCGAGATGGCGGACAAGTTTACCCGCAACGAGATCCTGACGAGCAACGAGTTCCGGCAGCTGCTGGGAATGAAGCCCTCGAAGGACCCGAAGGCGGACGAACTGCGGAACAGCAACATTTCACAATCCGACGCGGAGATTGCTGAGAGAAACAAAACGATCACGGCTGGAAAGGAAGCCGTAGAAAGGAGTATGGCAAATCAAAATGGCGAAGTTTGATTATGACTGCAGCGGCTGGGCCACGAAGGCTAAGACCAAGTGCTATGATGGCCTGACCATTGCACCGAATGCATTCCAGGAATGCGACGGTAAAGTTGTGACCATGGTGTACAACCATGACCATGACAACCTGGAAAACGTTCTTGGCCACTGCCTGCTGGAGAACCGGCCAGGGGGCATGTATTGCTACGCAAAGTTCAACGATACGGATACCGGCCGGACCGCGAAGGCCTGCGTGGAAAATGGCGACCTGAACGCTTTTTCCATCTATGCAAACTGCATCAAGAAGACGGGAAACACTGTCAAGCACGGCATTATTCAGGAAGTGAGCCTTGTGCTGGCAGGCTGTAACCCGGGTGCGCTGATCGACGAGGTGGTGAAGCACAGTGCTGACGAGGACTACGAGGGCGGCGAAGCATTCATCTACACAGACGGCGGCCTGAGCATTGCCCACGGACTGGACCCGGACGGTGAACCGCTGGATGACCTTGTGCACAGCGGTGATGCAGCGACCGACGAAGCAACACAGGAGGAAGCCGAGATGGCGGACGAACAGAAGGACGGCAAGACGCTGAAAGAGGTGTATAACAGCATGACACCCGAACAGCAGGAGTGTTGCCACGCACTGGTGGGCCTGGCCCTGGAAGAGCGTGACGGCGAAGAGACTGACGATGAGGAGGAAGAAACCGTGAAGCAGAACGTATTTGAGAAGGACACGAAGGGCACCGTGCTGAAGCACAGCATCGACGAGATCAACAAGGTGGTGAAGACCGCCAAGACCTGCGGCACCATGAAGGCCGCTTTTGCAAATGCCGGCATTGAGGACAGCGAGGTGAACGCTCTGTGCCACGGCATTGACAACATCGACTGGCTGTTCCCGGAAGATCACCTGCTGGACACCCCGCCCCGCATCATTGACAAGCCCGACGATTGGGTGAGCGTGGTGATGGGCGGCGTGAAGCACATCCCGTTCAGCCGCTTCAAGAGCCTGTTCGCCGACCTGACCGAGGACGATGCACGTGCCAAGGGCTACCTGAAGGGCAACTACAAGACGGAAGAGGTGTTCGGCCTGCTGCGCCGCTCCACCGGCCCGACCACGGTGTACAAGAAGCAGGAGCTGGATCGCGACGATGTGGTGGACATTACCAGCTTTGACGTGGTGGCATGGCTGCGCAACGAGATGCGCTACAAGCTGAACCGTGAGCTGGCACTGGCCTACATTCTGGGTGACGGCCGCATGGCAGCAAGCCGTGACAAGATCGATGAGAACTGCATCCGTCCGGTGTTCAACGACGCCGACCTGTTTACCATCAAGGTGCAGGTGAAGACCACCGGCCTTTCCACCGTGGAGGACAAGTACAAGGCCTTTATCAAGCAGGCCATCCGTGCCCGCAAGGACTACCGCGGCAGCGGCACCCCGACTATGTTTACCACCGAGGATGCCCTGACCGAGATGCTGCTGCTGGAAGACGGCATGGGCCGCCCGCTGTATACGGACGAGGCTGCACTGGCCCGCAAGCTGCGTGTTGCCAAGATCGTGACCATTCCCGAAATGGAAGGCCGCAAGGGTGCCAAGGGCGGTGATCTGGCTGCTGTGATCGTGAACCTGGCCGACTATACCGTGGGTGCGGACAAGGGCGGTGCCGTGAGCATGTTCGATGACTTTGACATCGACTTCAACGCACAGAAGTACCTGATCGAGACCCGCTGCTCCGGCGCACTGACCAGCCCCTACAGCGCTATGGCCATTGAGTGGGCTGCATGAGAGACTCCTTCAGTCTCACAGTCCACCTGACGGCGGCGCTGTTCGTCAGCTCCCTCATTGAGGGAGCCTTTTTCAAAGGAAAGGATGATAGAAAATGCTGAACAAGCTCTATGAGCAGGGCAAGGACCTGCACGTTGCAAACTATGTGGCCTATGGCAAGACCGCTGACCACAAGCTGTATGCCGACGAAGGTTATAATGAGACCGTGACCAAGGCCGAGATCGAGGATGCCTTCGTGAAGGGCCGTCTGGTGATCGTGGAGGGCGCAAACTATCTGGTGCCTGTGGCCTTTGGTGCGACCGGTGCGATCACCGTTGTGACCGGTGAGACCGTGAAAACCCAGGCATGGGCTGCTTCTGCCGAAAAGTAAGCAGAAAATTCAAAATGGAGTGAAAGTGCTATGAGCAAGTGGTTTGGGAAGCTTGGTTTCGTGGAGACCAAGGAGACAGAGCCGAGTGTCTACTCGGAAATCGTGACAGAGCGTGACTGTTACGGCGACCTGACACGGAACATGCGCAGGTTACAGTCCGGCGACAAGGTGAACGATGATATCAGCCTTGCGAACACGTTAAGTGTCATCGCTGACCCGTATGTTCAGGAGCACTTTTGCAATCTCCGGTATGTGACGCTTTACGGCGGAAAATGGAAGGTGACGGACGCGAGCGTGGAGTACCCGCGCATCGTGCTGACGCTGGGAGGGTTATGGCATGGCAACGAAACTGAGTGAAAGACGCTCCGGGCTGGATGCGCTTTTGCGCAGCATCGTGAAACAGCGGTGTGGCAGTGAAAACGTGTACTACCAGCCGCCTGCAAACCTGCGGATGAAATACCCTTGTATCTGCTACAAGCTGGAAAAGATCCGCAGTCCGAAGGCTGACGACCGCGTATACCGCCAGACCTTCCATTATTCTGTTACCGTGATTGACACGAAACCGGACAGCGAAATGACGGCGGCCATGGGTTTGCTTGCAAAGGCTTCTCATGACCGCCATTTTATTTCGGACAACTTATACCACGACGTATTCAGCGTGTGGTACTGATACCTATTTATAAAGGAGGACAAAACCTATGGCAAGAGCAAAATGGGATGTGGACGGCACCCGCAAGTTCCATGCCGGTGTTTCCCACGGTATGGTATACCCCAAGGCAGACGAAGGCACGGCTAATGGCGCTGCATGGAATGGCCTGACCGGCGTGACCGAGAGCCCCAGCGGCGCAGAACCCACTGACCTGTGGGCCGACAACATGAAGTATGCCCGCCTGATCTCTGGCGAGGACTACGGCTTTACTATTGAGGCCTACATGTATCCGGAGGAGTTTGAGCCCTGCGACGGTCTGGCTGCCCCGGTGAAGGGCATCCGCATCGGTCAGCAGAAGCGCAAGGCCTTCGGCTTCAGCTGGCAGACCAAGGTGGGCACCGACGAGGATGCCGACAAGGGCTATATCATCCATGTGGTGTGGAACGCTACCGCACAGCCCAGTGAGAAGAGCCACGAGACCATGAACGACAGCCCGGATGCCGAGACCTTCAGCTGGGAGTGCGACACCGTGCCCGTGAACGTGACCGGCTATAAGGATGTCGCCGTGATGGAGTTTGACAGCACTGTGCTGACGGCTGCCCAGATGAAGGCTGTGGAAGACCTGCTGTATGGCACCGACAGCGAGGATGCAAAGCTTCCCACCCCGGACGAGCTGATTGCTGCAGTAAAGGCTGCTGTGTAAAAACACCCTCTCAGCGCGCAGTCCGGCGTTTTCCGGCGCTGCTTGCAGCTCTCCCGAAGGGGCGAGCTTTGTTGAGAGGAAAAAATCAAAATGAACCGATAAGGAGAGATTAAGATGCTGAAAAAGACCATTTCCTATACCGACTATGACGGCAACCAGCGCACCGAGGACTTCTACTTCAACCTGTCCATGGCCGAATTGACAGAGATGCAGATGGGCGTGGAAGGCGGTATGAGGGGCTACATCCAGCGCATTATGGCAGCCAATGACCAGACTGCGCTGATGAAACTGTTCAAGGACGTTCTGCTGCTGACCTACGGTAAGAAGAGCGACGATGGCCGTCTGTTCCTCAAGAATGATGCCATTCGTGCAGAATTCGAGGCAAGTCCGGCTTTCAGCGCAATTTACATGGAGCTGATGTCCGATGCGCAGAAGGCGGCAAATTTCATCAATGGCCTGATGCCTGCTGACCTGCGCAATCAGAACCCGGCTATGGAGATGGCCGCAACCGCAAGCGCTGCGCCTGCACTGAGCGTGGTATCGGAACAGGGCTGATAAGCTCTGATATTTTTCCGCTTTGGCGGAGAGAGGCTGCGCCGGGAAATTTCCGGGCAGTCTTTATTTTTTTACTCCTTCAGGCGCTGACGCGCCAGCCCCTCTAAGAGGGAGCCTTTTAAAGGAGCACATTTAAGAGTACAGGGAGAGTGAAAGAATGCTGGAGCTGCATATTCCCGGTGGAGAACGCTGGGATGAACGAATCAACCAGTTTGCATACGATAAACCGGTGGCGCTTCGACTGGAGTACAGCCTGCTCTCCCTGTCTAAATGGGAAAGCAAGTGGCACAAGCCGTACTTGGACGAAAATGTGAAGAAAACACGCGAAGAAACGCTTGATTTCGTCCGATGCATGACTCTGACAAAGGGCGTGGACCCGACCGTATACACAAGACTGCGGCGGGAAGACTGGCTGGCCATTCAACGATATATGAGCGACCCGATGACGGCCGCGACCTTTAAAGACCGCAAAGGCGGCAAGAAGCGCGCACGCTACCAGACGGCAGACCTGTTTTATGCCGCCATGGCAAGCTACGGCATCCCATTCGAGTGCGAAAAGTGGCACCTGAACCGGCTTTTGGCGCTGATCCGGGCCTGCGGTGAAGAGAACCTGCCGCCCGAGAAGATGGGTAGACACGAGCAGGCGGCGCACATCCGGGCGCTGAATGCACAGCGCAGGGCAAAGTTTCACTCGAGGGGGTAAGAGCTTTTGAGCAAGGTAATTGAGATCCGGCAGAAAGGCGACTTTAAGAAAAGCCTGACCTTTTTCAGCCACATCAAGAGCTGGAGTGTGCGACCGATCCTTGAGAAATACGGAAAGCTGGGTGTAGAACGGCTTGCGGATGCCACCCCGAAAGCCACCGGAAAGACGGCGGCAAGCTGGAGCTACGAAATCAAAATGGATAAGAGCGGGGCCACACTTTGCTGGAAGAACGGCAACATTGTGGACGGAGTGCCCATTGCGGTGATCTTACAATACGGACATGGCACAAGAAACGGAGCCTATGTGCAGGGAGTAGATTACATTAACCCTGCCTTGGCTCCGATTTTTTCTGCTCTGGCCGATGAATTGTGGAAGGAGGTGCGAAATCTTTGAGTAAAGAAGTAGATGAACGCGTCGTAGAGATGCGGTTCAATAACGCATTGTTTGAAAGCAAGGTTCAGCAGACAATGCGGAGTTTGGCGGCACTCAACGAAAAACTGATGTTCAAAGGAGCGGAAAAAGGCTTTGAGAAAGTCTCAGATTCATCAGAGAAGGTAAAATTCAATGCATTGTTGAATGCTCTGGACAATCTGAGCCAAAAATTCTCGGCTGTCGAGGTGATTGGCGTAACTGCGCTGATGCGGATTACAAATCAGGCAGTTGATGCTGGTGAACGGCTTGTCAAAGCATTATCGCTTGATCCTATTATCAGTGGCTTTCAGGAGTATGAAACGCAGATCAATGCAGTTCAGACGATTCTGGCCAATACATCAAGCAAAGGCACTACGTTGGACCAAGTCAATGCTGCACTGGATGAGCTGAATCACTATGCCGACCTGACGATTTACAATTTTACGGAAATGACCCGTAACATTGGTACGTTTACAGCGGCAGGCGTTGATTTGAATACTTCCGTTTCAGCTATTAAGGGTATGGCAAACCTTGCAGCTGTATCTGGCTCGACCAGCCAGCAGGCTAGTACAGCCATGTATCAGCTCTCACAGGCACTCGCATCCGGTACTGTGAAATTACAGGATTGGAACTCCGTAGTCAATGCTGGTATGGGCGGTCAGGTGTTTCAAGATGCCTTGAAAGAAACCGCTCGTGTGCATGGTATTGCCATTGATAGCATGATAAAAAAGGAAGGTTCCTTCCGTGAGACCTTATCCAAGGGATGGCTGACTTCATCTATTCTGACTGAAACTCTTCAGAAGTTCACTGGCGATCTCAATGAGGAAACCTTGAAGTCCATTGGATACACCGATGAGCAGATAAAGAAAATCATGGAGATGGGCAAGACTGCAAATGACGCTGCAACAAAAGTCAAAACGTTCAGTCAGCTGAAAGATACTTTGACCGAAGCGCTGCAGTCTGGATGGACTCAGACTTGGCAAACGATTATTGGTGACTTTGAAGAGGCGAAAGAGCTTTTCACAAGATTCAGTGACGTCTTTTCAGATCTTATAAACAAATCGTCTGAAGCCCGTAATACCGTGTTGGCCGGAGGCCTGAATACCGGTTGGCAGCAGTTGAGCACCGCACTGGGAGACAGTGCTGACTTTTATAGTCAGATGCTGGAAAAGGTCATGCTTGCAAATGGTTCAATCAGTCAAAAACAGATTGATGATGCCGGAAGTTTTGTCAAGGCTTTGCAGCAGGGAGGTGTTTCCGCTGAGCAGCTTCAAAATGGGTTGAAAGAATCGTACAAGCAGCTTTCAGTACTGGGAGCTTTGAGTGACGATGCTTTAAAAGCCAAAAAACTCGATCCTGCTCAGGTGAGGTCTCTGGCAAAGAGCTTTGAGGAAGTTAACCAGAAGGTTGCAGACGGTAGCCTGGATCTTGATATTTACTCCAAGAAAATCGGTGAGCTCTCCGGTCGGGAGCATCTGATCGAGTCCATTTGGAATGTTTTTGAGGCACTTGAAAAAGTTGTGGAGCCGGTAGCACGTGCCTGGCAGAAGATATTCTCGCCCATCACGGCCGATCAGATCTACAACATCGCAAAGTCAATTGACGAGTTTACTGCAAAGCTCAGCATCAGTGACGAGACAGCCGATAAAATCGAACGAACATTCAGTGGTATTTTTGCTGTGCTGAATGTTTGGAAAAATATGCTTTTAACCGTTAGTAAGGTTCTGGGGGAGGTATTCAATGCTGTATCTCCACTTGCTGGCGGCTTTTTAAGTATTACCGCGTCATTGGGCGATTGCTTGGTTGAGATGGCCAATGCAGTCAATAACTCTAAGACGTTTAAGACGACACTGGATGGTATTCACTGGATTATCGGAAAGGTGTCTGAAGGGATGCAGACCTTTGCAGGGGTACTGACTGATGTATCGAATAACGTCTCTGTCGTGTTCGACCCGTTAAAGACCCTTGGCGAGTGGTTTGAAAATTTTATTTCTTTCATCACACCAAAGCTGAAATGGCTTGCTGATAAAATCGGGGAGATTTTTGAAGAACTGGGAAGCGGTGCATCCGGTGCTTTTGGCAATCTGAATGGCAACGCACTTTGGGGTTTTGCGAATGCTGGAATGATTGCCGGGCTCATTGCAGGCATTAAGGGCTTTTTGGAAGCTTTTAAAGATATCGGCTCTACCGTTAAAGACACAATCGGGGGTGTGGCAGAACTTCTTAACAAGTTAGGAGAAGCTGTCACTGCATGGAAAAACAACAAGAACGCAGAAACGCTCAAGACAATTTCGACCGCTGTGGCAATTCTTGCTGGGTCACTTGTTGTGCTTTCGATGGTGAAGCCAGAACGGTTGGCTGCATCTACGGGAGCGATGATTGCACTGTTTGCTGAACTGCTTGTGGCGCTTGCAATTTATGACGAAATTGCGAAAAAAACCAAAAAAGTTGGCAAAGGCACCAGTTCAATGGTCGTTATGGCAGCAGGTGTTCTGATCCTTACGTCTGCGCTGAAGAAGATTTCTGAAATTGAAACCGAAAAGCTTCTGACTTCAGTTATCGCATTGGGCGCGGTGATGGCAGAACTGGTTGCTGCACAAGTTGCAATTTCAAAATGGGCAAAAGATGGTGCTAAGCATGCCATGAGTATGCTTGCAATGGCTGCGGCAGTTCGTGTCCTTGCAGAAGCAGTAGAACAGTTGGCAGACCTTGGCTGGGATGGCATTGAGAAGGGTCTTATTGCCGTAGCAGGACTGCTGGCGGAAGTTGCTGCGTTTTCGGGGCTGAGTAATTTTGGCGGACTGACGGCAGGAAAAGCAGTGGGAATTTTGATCCTGGCAGCAGCACTGAGTGTGTTGGAAAAATCAGTGTCAGCATTCAGCAAGATGCCGGTAGACGAACTCCAGAATGGAATTGGTGTACTGGGTGCGATTCTTGGCGAAATTGCGGTTTTCAGCATGTTGTCCAACCCGGCAGAACATGTGCTTTCAACAGCAACTGCCTTAACTATTTTGTCCGGAGGACTGCTGATTCTATCCAATGCTCTGGCAAACCTCGGCGGCATGACACTTGGTCAGATCGGCGTGGCACTGGCAGCAATGGCAGGGGGACTG